ACCCAAGCCTGCTGCTCCGCCCAAGCGCAAGAGGTACTCAGGCCTGAATCCCGAGGACCGTCGCCAGCGCCGGATGAAGGCCGAGCAGTACGGGCTGGCCGGTGGGGCAGCGGGAAGCGCTGGGGCAGCCGGTGTCCTGGGCTACAAGTCCCGCCAGGCGGGTCAGCAGGCGCGCAGGATCGGCAGCCAGAACACCGTCAACGAGCGGGTCATCTCGCGCACGGACAGCCGGATCGCGAGGGCACGGACAGCCGTTGACGAGATCGGCGCCAAGGCGTCGAAGTACACATACAAGCCGAAGTCAGTCAAGGCCAAAGGCGTCACGGTGGACTTCACTCCAAAGCCCTACCGCCGAGCGCGGGGTGTGGAGCCCAACAACGCGGCGGATCGCGCTGCGAAGATCGCGCACGAGGACGCCAATCGCAAGGCATACGCTGAGGCAGCACGCAAGGCCCAGGCGGAGGCCGACGCCAAGATCGCTCCGTCAGACAAGGTGAAGGAGCGCCGACAGAAGACTGCGGTGGCCCGTCACGATGCCAATGTCGCTGCTGCCAAGAAGCCCTTTGAGCAGCGCGAACTGCGTGCCACTGCGCGCCACAACGCAGCAGTGGCACGGAGCGAGAAGCTGGTGACCGGCTACAAGGCCGCTGCGCGTACTCGTCGCTTGACGGGCCGTGCGGCCGTCGTCGCGGGTGGAACCGCCCTTGCCCTAGGGGCTGGTGCGGTTGGAGTTCGCCACATGCGTCGCAACCAGGGCAGGACCTATCGCGACTGGTGGGACGGCTAGACAGAAAGTCTTACTGTCAGATGACACAAACCCTGCTTGCGGGGCACGCAAGAATGAAGAGACAGGAGGCGAGAAGTGACCACACGCAAGGTCAAGGAACTGACCAACATCGAGATCGACGAGATCTCCTTGGTGGATCGACCTGCTAACCAGCACGCGCGTGTCGCCATCGCCAAGCGGGCTACCAAGGAGGACACAGTGCCCGAGATCTACAACGAGAATGGCGAACTCCTTGACGCCGACCTCTTGGAGCCCGGCGATACCGTCTTCGATTCTGACGGAAATGCGTTCGAGGTTGTCCTGGAGGACGACGACAACATCGAGTACGTCGATGAGCTGGAGCCCGAGTTGGTGGGCAAGTCCTTCGCAGACGAGGTCCGCCAGGAGCTCAGCAAGGCCTTCACCGACATCGAGCGCGACGACGTGATCGCCAAGGCCATGGAGAAGGTGTCGGCCCTTGAGGCCCGCGCTGCCCAGGCCGAGGCCATTGCCAAGTCCGAGCGTGACCTGCGCCTGCTGGGCGAGTACGTCGAGGTCGCGAAGAACTACAACGTCCCGATCGAGCCCACGGCCCTCGGCCCGGTGCTCATGCGCATGGCCGACACCATGAGCTACGAGGACTGCGCGGTCATCCACAAGGCACTCACCTCCGCTGGCTCCGCCCTCTACGAAGAGGTCGGCTTCATCGGCGGCGCCGACAACAACGACGTCATGAGCCAGGTGGACGCCTTCCTGGACGCCGACATCTCCAAGTCGGCTGACGTCATCTCCAAGTCCGCGGCGATGACCGACTTCTTCGCCAACAACCCCGGCGCGTACGACGAGTACCGCGCCGACCTGCGCACCCGCTGAGGAGGGTAGAAACGATGGCAACGTACGACGAGAGCATCCGGAATATCACCCTCGATGCGCATGACGATCTCGGTGACTACACCGGCGTCCCCGGACTTCCGGGGTCGGCGAGCCCGAACAAGGGCCACCAGTACTGCTTCGTGAAGGTCTCCGGCGCCCACCAGTGCAATCTGGCCACAGGCGCCGCCAACGAGATCGTCATCGGAGTTCTCCAGAACAAGCCGCAGATGGCCGGGGCAGCAGCCACCGTCGCCATTCGCGGTGTCAGCCTCGTGGAGGCTGGCGGAACGATCACCGCTGGCGCGGCCATCAAGGTCGATGCCAACGGAAATGGGGTGGCAGCCACTCTGCCTGCCGACGCCGCCCTCGTGGTTGGTGTCGCCGTTGGCGGCGCAGCGGCCGGGCAGCTCGTGCCTGTCCTGCTCAAGGTCTGAAGGGAGTAGAGACAAATGCCGAACCCGACCCAGTCTGACCTTCACGTCAACGTCCCGTTGACCAACGTCAGCATCGCGTACATCCCTGACGCAGGCGACTATGTCTGCCAGAAGGTGTTCCCGAAGGTTCCCGTCCAGAAGCAGAGCGATCTGTTCTGGAAGTGGAGCAAGTCCGATTGGCGCCGTACCGACGTCGTCAAGCGTGCGCCGGGCACCGAGTCTGCCGGTGTCGGTTGGAACTACGACACCGATACGTACTTCGCCCACGTGTACGCGGTCCACCGCGACATCGACGACCAGGTGCGTGCGAACGCCGACTCCAACTTCTCGCTGGACTCGGACTCCACCAAGTTCCTGACCAACCAGATGCTCCTCAAGCGTGAGCTCGACTGGGTCAGCACCTACTTCAAGACGGGTGTCTGGGCCACCGAGTACACGGGCGTGGCGTCCGGCGTCGGTGCTGGGGAGTTCCTCCAGTGGAACGATGCGGCCTCGGACCCGATCAAGGACGTGGCCCAGTGGAAGCTGGACTACAAGCTCCTGACGGGCTACCTGCCCACCAAGCTGATCATGGGCGCGGAAGTTGAGCTCGCGCTCATGTCGCACCCGGACATCATCGACCGCATCAAGTACACCCAGCGCGGTGTTGTCACTCGCGACCTGCTCGCGAGCCTGTTCAACATCCCCGAGATCCTCGTCCCGCTGGCCTCCCAGGTCGACAACGACATCCGGATCAACGATGCGCGGCTCCAGGACGCCGCAGCGACGTACTCCTTCCTCGCGGACACCAAGTCCATGATGATGAGCTACGCCCCTGCCAGCCCGTCGCTGCTCACCCCGTCAGCCGGGTACACCTTCGTGTGGAACGGCTACCACGGTGGCAACAGCGAGGGCATCCGGATGAAGCAGTTCCGGATGGAGCACATCGCCTCCGATCGGCTGGAGTGCGAGATGACCTACGACATGAAGGTCGTGTCCTCGGACATGGGTATCTTCTTCAACACGGTCGTCGCCTGATCGAACGCACGGGTGAGGGGCTGGTGGGCAGGGTTGCCTGCCAGCCCCTTCTCCTTCGGAGGGAGCGGGATGTACTCAGCATTCGGAGTTGACCACGGGGACGTGGTCTCCAAGAACGCCAAGGCAGAGATCATGCGTCTCGGCCTCAGGCGACCGACAGGGCCGATGGCTCCCGGTAGGGAGTACTTCCTCCACAACCGCGCCTATGCCCGTCAGTTGGGGCACAAGGCTGGCAAGCCCAACCCTGGCGGCAAGCAGGACATTGGCAGTGGCAACAAGACCGCCGCCAACTACAGCCTCAGCGAATACGCCGTTGGGCGTGGCGGAACGGCTGGGAAGGTGCCGGGACTCAAGGGCTCAGGCAGACTTCCCGCATAAGGACCTAGGAGAAGAGCATGGCATTCGTTGCCCGCAAGCCGTTTGTGTTCAAGGGCGTCCACTACCGTCCCGGCGAGGTCGTCCACGGGTTCCCCCAGGACTTCTTCCGCGCCGAGGGCTTCATCCGCTCAGGCATGATCATCGAGGTTCCCGACGCGGAGCCCGAGGAGGTCAAGCCGGTGGCCAAGAAGGCATCTGCCAAGAAGTCGGCCAAGGTCGTCGAAGTCATCGAAGAGGCTGATGAGGAAGCTGCTGAGGCCTGACCATGACCTGGACCTACTCCGGTGATCCGTCTGAGTCGGACCTGGACGCGATCCGCTTCTACGTCCAGGACACGGACACTGCCGACCAGCTGATCACCGACGAGGAGATCGAGTTCCTCATCGCCCAGTGGACCCCGGTCTACGGGAACAACCTCATGGTCGCCTCCATGGTCGCGGAGGCCATCGCGGCCAAGTTCACTCGTGAGGTCGCCTACTCCGCCGATGGCGTGAGCGTGGGCGTCCAGGACCTCCAGGACAAGTACAACAACCTCGCGCTGTCCCTGCGCGACCAGTACAAGCAGTACGACATCGGATCGGGTCCCGTCGTGGGCGGCATCCTCTACGCGGAGGCTCACGACCCGACCATCAAGCCGACGCTGTGGTCCGTGGGGATGCACGACAACGCCCGCGCAGGCAACCAGGAGACGGGCACCAGTGCGTCCCAGAACTACGAGCTCGGCGGGGAGAGCGGAGTACCGGGCTGATGCCGCGCACCGTCTCGCACCGCTCCAAGGCCTACGTGCGCCGAGCCGCCGAGGCCCAGTTCGACTGCGTCATCCAGATCACTCGCGCGGGGGAGCCGATCTTCGATGACACGACCGGCACCTACACCCCGACCGCCACGCTGGTCTACGAGGGCGTCGCGCGCATCTGGGAGCTGGACCAGGCAGGCACGCTGAGCGTGGGCGAGGCCACCTTCCCCCTGCGGGCGACCTACTGCTCCATCCCGTGGGATCACGAGCCCGTCCCGCACAACGACGACATCATCGAGGTCCTCGTCATGAACGACGATCCCGACCTCCCAGGGCGCACCTTCCGCGTGATGTCGGTCGACGGCGGCGGGCACATGCGGGCCACGCGCCGGATGCACATCACCGGCATCGTCGAGAACGCGCACTTCAGTGGCTAACGCCGTCACCGCCGACCTCGTGTCGCTGGCCAACGACCTGGAGTCCGCCAGCGGCCAGGGGATCATGGCCAGTGCCCAGCAGATCCTCCAGCAGTCGGCTCAGCGGGTTCAGGCCGCTGCCCAGTCCATGGCCCCGGTCAAGAGCGGGGCGCTGCGCGAGTCCATCAGCATCGGCTACCCCGATCCGCTGACGGCCGTCATCGGGCCGCATGTGCCCTACGCGGTCTATCAGGAGTACGGCACGGGCTCGCGGGGAGAGTTCCCCGGCACTCCCTACAAGATCCTCCCCAAGCGCCCTGGTGGCGTCCTGGTGTTCAAGATCGGCAACCGGACCATCTACGCCAGGTCGGTCACCCATCCCGGCGTCCGTCCCCACCCCTTCATGCGCCCGGCCTTCCGGCAGGCTATGGGCGACCAGTTGGCGGCCTCGCTGGCTGACGCGGGCGCCGCCCTCATCGCGAAGGGACCAAACGGATGATCGAGCGCAGGCTCCTGAGCGCAGCCATCGTGACGGCCGCGGAGACCACGGGCATCCCCGTGGGCCTGGCACACGCCCCGGATGGCGGTGGGTGGAACGGGCAGCCCAACCTGACCACCTCGGACTTCGTCCCCTACGGGGTCGTGACGCCGAACACCGCGACACAGGCGACGGGATCGCTGTCCGACCCCCAGGCCGATCGCCAGTTGCCCTACTCGGTCTCCGCCTTCGGCGTGATGCCCGAGCAGACCGAGTGGGTGGCGGACAAGCTCCGCGCCGCCGTCGAGGCCCTGAAGAAGACCACGGTCGTCCTCGGGGATGGCACCTACAAGATTCAGCAGGTTCGGACGGACGTCATCGGCGGCCTCCAGCGTGTTGACCAGACCGAGCCCGCGTACTGGGGCCAGGTCGATGTGATGACCCTCTGGCTGACACCGGCCTGATTGACGAGGGTGGAATGATCGAATCAGCAGCTCCCAAGACAATGGAGGACCCGCCATGGGCCGCGTAATCCCCAATGAGCAGACCTACGTCTGCTTCATCGACACCACTCCGGGCATCGCGTCTGCGACCCTCGCGCCCACTGCGGCCGAGGTCAGTGGCGGTGTCGACCTGACCGGCTTCCTCATGAGCATCAACGCCTCGGCACAGGGCAACCAGGTCCCCACGCCGAGCCTTGACTCGCTCTTCGAGACGAGCATCGTCGGTACGAGCCAGGCCACCTTCACGGCCGACTTCTACCGCGACGACTCCGCGGACACCGCCTGGGACACCTTCCCGCGCGGCACCAAGGGCTTCGTCGTCATCTCCCGCTTCGGCGGATCGGGCACCGATCAGCTCCCCATCGCCGGTGACGTCGTCGAGGTGTGGCCGATCGAGGTTGTCTCCCGCACCGCCGCCGCGATGCAGAACAACGCCGTCCAGACCTTCACCATCACCTGCGCGGTCAACATCGTTCCGAACGAGGCCGCGACCGTCCTCGCCTAGCCAAAGGAGTTCCTGAATGCCCACTCAGGACGAGACCACCGAAGTTACGACCGAGGAGTACAAGCCCAACCGGGCCACTCGTCGTGCCAAGCCGAAGTCCAACCGCGCCACGTTCGCGCAGTTGCGCTCCAAGGCACCGCAGGAGAAGGAAGTCGTCGTACGTCTTGGGGACGACGAGATGTCCTTCCTGTTCCGCTCCATCGGTGCCAAGGAGTGGGACCTGCTGGTCTCCAAGCACCCGCCCACCAACGCCCAGCGTGCCGATGGCAATCCGTTCAACACGGACACCTTCCCGCCTGCGCTGATGGCGCGGGTGTGCGTGGAGCCCGTGCTGTCGTCCGAGGAGTGGACGGAGATCTGGGAGTCGGACACCTGGAGTCGCGGGGAGATCGGCGACCTGTACGCGGCCGCCGTCAACCTGTGCACCAGCGGGTTCAACATCCCTTTCAGCGCGAGCGCCTGAGGTACGACTCCGCCCTCTACATGGAGATGTCGTTCTGCAACGAGCACGGCATCCCGCATTCGGAGTTCCTCGAATGGAGCCCTGAGGATCGGGCCAAGGCCCTGGCCTTCCTCATGGAAAAGGCGCTCCGGTGTGACATGTGCGGTACGGCAGAATGGGAATGGGACGCCGACAGGCGCGCCTATGAGCCAGTGGAGAAGTTCTGCATGGGCTGCTACCTGAAGCACATGGCCGACGAGGGCGGCGGGCAGATGCCCGGCACGTCCATCATCATGGAGCCCTCCAGGGGCCAGAAGGCAGCCAAGCGCCTCCAGCGGCTGAAGGCCGAGGCGTACCGTGGCCGATGAGACCAGGAACGCCAATGTCGTCCTGACGGCCAATGTCGACCCCTATCAGCAGGGGATGCAGCAGGCGACACGTCAGACGAACGCCCTGACCGAGTCCATCAACAAGCTCGTCGCGTCGATGGACGGCATCACCAAGCGGGTGGGCAAGAAGCTGCTCATCTTCTCCGCTGCTGATGCCGCGGCCATGACGGCCTACGTCGCCATCGCCGCCAAGCACGAGAAGCAGCTGACGACCATCCGCGCCCAGATGGAGCTGACGAACAAGTCCTACGGCAACTTCAAGAAGGGCATCGACGCGGTAGCCCGCTCGATGCCCATCAGCGGCGACGCCATCATCGCCCTGACGACCCAGATCAACCAGCTCGGCGTGACCAGCGAGAAGCAGGCGCTGAGCATGGCCCGGACCTTCACCAAGCTCTCGGCGGCCACGGGCGAGGACCTCGGCTCCCTGACGTCCGGGCTGATCGAGCTGTCCCGCCAGATGGGCACCCTGGGCAACGGGGCCGAGGGCATCGGCAAGTTCGCCGACTCGCTGACCACCGTCTCCTCGTCGGCAGGCGTCAGCGCCACCTCGGTCCTCCAGTTCGCCCAGTCCATCGCCCCCATGGCACGGGCGGCGGGGATCGGCCAGAAGGAGGTCCTGGGCATCTCCACGGCCTTCACCAAGGCCGGGGCAGACGGGTTCGCGGCGGCCAACGCCTTCAACACCATGGTCACCGAGATCGCCCGCGCGACCATGAGCGGGTCGCCCTCCATCGGCAAGTACGCGGAGACCATCGGCGCCACGGTGGAGCAGTTCAACAACATGGACCCCGTCGAGCGGATCGTCCAGTTGTTCGAGGCCGTGAACAAGGCTGGCCCCGACTCGGTCAAGGTGCTCGATCGACTGGGCATCGACGGCATCCGCGCAGCCAAGTCCATCCAGGCCGTCGCGGCAGAGTCAGGTGGGCTGCGCAAGGCCATCCAGGAGTCCATGAGCGCCTATGGCAACGGCTCCACGGACAAGGGCGCTGCTGCCGCCTTCGACTCCCTTGATGCCCAGACGACCAAGCTCAAGAACAACATGGAGCAGATCGCCTCGGCCATCGGCGACGGCATCCTCCCGGTGTCCAAGGCCTTCCTGGGCGTCATGAACAGCGTGCTGGACACCGTCAACAAGGTGGCCCAGCCGCTGCTGACCGTGGCAGGCGCCATCGGCGGGCTGCTCGCTCCCGTGGCTGCCTCCGTAGGCCTGCTCATGACCGCCCTGGGGCCGCTGAGCAGCGTCATGATGGCGATGACGCTGTTCCGGCTGTCTCCCCTGCGCGCGGGCCTTCAGGGCTTCAAGGAGGGCTCCTACGCCGCAGGCGCCGCCAAGATGGGCGCCGTCTACACCCCGGTGACCTCGGCTGGCCAGCGCATGGCTCCCGGTGGTGGCGGCATGCCGATCTACCAGCGTGCGCCCTACCTGGCCGCTCAGCGTCTCGGCGGAATGCTCCCCACGATGACCGGTCCCAGCCCATTGGGGCAGATGGCGCTGCGTGCGGGGATCGGGGCGGCCAACGCCTACACCAACTGGTACGCCATGCCCACCCAGCAGCTCATCGCCAATGCGGCGATGCAGGACCCGCTGGACCGCAAGTCCTTCATCGGCAAGCCGCTGGACGATGCCTGGAGGAAGTCGCAGACCATGCGCGGCTCCATCAGCCAGGCCTTCTCCAACCCGATGGCCTTCCTCGCTGCGCAGCGGGCCTCTCGCGCGGGCGGGGGAGTCGCGCCCACGCAGGCAGCCGCGGCGGTCAACGCCAACACGGGTGGCTACAACGCTGCCTTGGCCAAGGCCGAGGCGCAGGCACGCGCCGAGAACGTCATGCGCACGGACAGGTCAGGCGACTACCAGAAGACGCTGGACAAGGCGAACGCTGAGTACAAGTCCACGATGGACGCGCATCGCGAGCAGGCGATAGCGACCAAGGAGGCGGCCAAGTCCGCCAACAACATGGCCGGGGCAACCAAGGCAGCCGCTGCGGCCAACTCCCTGCACGTTCGCACCACGGGCGAACTGGGCAAGGCCATGGCTGGGGCTGCTCGCTCTGCTGCGGGCATCGGTGTGGCCTACGGCAAGATGAGCATGGCCCTGGCAGCCCAGGGAGCAGCGACAGCGGGCAAGTCCATCTTCGGGATGCTCGGCAGCATGGTCGGCATGGGCGCCGGAGCCGGTGCGGCCATTGCCGGTGTGGCGGCGCTGGGGTATGGCATCAAGACGGCCCGCGACTCCACCGACTCAACCTTCGACGCCTCGCGCGCGCGGAACATCACCAACACCAATGAGGCGCTGGGCATCGCCACGGAGCCCGTCAAGGACTTCGCCTCCGCTGTCGCCGAGGCAGCGGGCCAGACGCGCAAGGTCACCACGGCGCTCCAGGGCATGACCCTGACAGCAGGGGAGGTCCTCGCTGCCCAGACGCGCGAGCCGGTGGACAAGGTCTTCAATGACCTGCGTGGCCCAGACCAGGCCATCGCCTATATCAAGTCCATGGGCGAGCTCAGTGGCGAGCAGGCTCGCTCGCTGGCCATGGACGCCGTCAGCAAGTTCGGTCCTGCACTGGGCGAGATGGTCCGTCGCCAGGTCATGCAGCAGACCGGGAACATGCAGAACATGGGTGGCAACGACATCCAGGGCGTGCTGATGAAGGGTGCCGCCGAGACTCAGGCTGATACGTGGATCAACAAGGCGGCTACGACCATCGGGCGGATTCCCGTAGTCGGCAGCGCCTTCAACATGATCCCCGGTGGCTCGCCGTTCATGGACGAGGGAGCCAAGAACCAGGTCAACGCTGGCATCGGCTCCATCTACTCCGAGTGGAGCGACAACACCAAGAACTTCGGCAAGGAGGTGGGGAGCCAGACTCTCGCCACTCGCCTGATGGAGGCTGGCGACGCCATCTTCGCTGACAACTCCAACGAAGGAAGGCTCGTCAGGAACAACTTCCTGAAGACCATCGAGAAGGAGCTGCTGGGCGGCAAGGAACTGCGCGTGGGAGAGAACCCGATCTCGGGCGCGGCGCAGATCAACTACATGGACATCAACAGCGGCAAGGACCTTCTCAACCTCGTTCGCGGGGCGGACAGCGAGGGCGCCAAGATCCTTGCCAACCTCATCGGCGATGCAGAGATCTCGTCAACGTCCAAGGCGGAGAACAAGCTCGGCCAGATGGTCAACGGCGAGGTCCTCACCCCCGCGGAGCGGATGATCCGCAGGACGAGCCTGGGCACCTTCGCGCGCGAGAACGAGGCCATCAAGGCTGCCACCGTGGGCGACAAGATGGGATCGCCTGAGGACATCTCCAAGGCCGTCAACGCCATGGTCGACGAGTTGACCAAGGGCGGGACCTCCTTCTCGGGAGCGGCCGAGGAGGTCAACAAGCTCAAGCGGAACATCACCAATGTGGAGAGCCCGCTCTACCAGCTGACGGCGGCGGCAGGGCAGGCGGCCAAGGAGCTCGGGCAGATCCAGGCCACGCGCATGGGTGGCTCGCTCGGGGCGCTGGGCAACGAGCTCAAGGACATCGACACCCAGTTGAAGACGGGTGACTACCGCACGGACGAAGACGAGGTGAGCCTGAAGAAGCGGCGCAAGGAGATTCTGCTCCAGCGCGACCAGTTGGCGCTCGCCTTCGCCCAGACCACCGAGTCGATGAACCTCGGCGTCGACCGGATGAACGAGGACTACCAGACGTCGACCAAGAACCAGTGGGACGACTGGCAGCGGCAGATGCAGTACTCCATGGACGACTTCGCCCGCAACATGAAGCGGAGCGCGGAGACCGCTGCCAAGAGCATCTACGACCCGTTCGCGCGGGTGGTCAACCCTGGCTCCATGTCGTCTGGGTCCATCGTGACCAACCTCAAGGACCAGAACGAGCGGATGAAGGACCAGTTCAAGAACCTCGCCAAGCTCAAGAAGATGGGCCTGAGCCAGCAGGCCATCGACATGCTGGACCTGACGAACCCGAACCAGTCCTTCCAGGTGGCCGAGTTGGTGCGCGGTGGCGAGGAGTACATCGCCAGCATCAACAGCGAGGTGGGTCAGCGCCAGACGCTTGCCACGCGCTCGGTGAACAGCCAGCAGAGCACGCGGTGGTCGCGGCAGGACCAGAACCGCCAGATGTCTCGGTCGGCCGAGGAGATGATCATCCAGAGCGATCGGACGATCACCCAGAACCAGAAGACCATCGACCGGATGACCGAGGACTGGCAGAAGTACGGCAAGGATGTCGTGGGCGAGACCAAGGACGTCTACAAGCGCCTCACCGCTGCCACCAAGATCGCGCTGAACAACGCGTCCCAGAACACGCGGGACACCGTCATCGCTGACACCGAGTTCATCGCCACGCGGCTGAGGGCGCTGCGGCAGGCCTACGGGGACAACTCGGACGCTCCTCCCGAGCAGGACCCGACTGTTCGGGGACCGGGCGACTTCCCGCGCTACCCGAACAAGTGGGACGACCCTCAGGCCCAGCGCGACTGGGAGGAGGAGCAGTCCCGCAAGCCCAGCCCGACGTCCTACGTCCCGTGGTCCGGTGGACCGTCCAACCCCAACGACAACCCGTGGGGCGTGAACCCCGAGAAGGTGCCCTGGCTGGCCGCTGGAGGCTACGTGGGCGGCCCGACGCTGGCAGGCATCGCCGAGCACGGGGACGAGTTCGTGTTCCCGCTCAGTGGCCCACAGGCCCACCACGCCATGGCCACGCTGGCGGTGTCCATCACCAAGGAGATGGCCAAGGCCTACCGGGTGGCCGGTCACGGCACGCCGGTCCAGTACCGCGGGCAGAACGGCTACTCCACCACGGTCGTGCACGAGAACAACTTCCACGTGGCCAAGGTGGAGGCGCAGGACATCAACGACCTGACGCGCCAGTTGCAGGCCAGGGCGAAGCAGACGAACCTCCGCAAGGGCGCCAACGCTCACCGATTGGGCTAAAAGCCACATTTCGGGCATGAGTGGGCAAAAAAATAGGGCGACCGCGGGGCCGAGCCCCGAAGGACTCGGCCCCTGGCCGTCATGCACTTGGCCACCCGTGCTCACGCACCCACGCGTCTACCTCCAGCGAGGACTGACGCCACGTGCGACCAGCGTCGGGATCGTCACGGACGACGCACCACAGGATGTGGTCCGTCAGATGCCCGATCCCGCCCACCACAGCCCTCAGGGCGCATTCGCGGTGGTTACGGCGCTCGTTGCCATAGGCGTCGAAGAAGCGGCCCTCAGCGACCTCCTGAGAGGCTTCGATGGGCTCGGAGCAGAAGTAGCACTGCTCCGTCACTCGAAGACCTCCTCCGGCTCCTCGTGGTTCGCGTCCCACGCCTCGATCTCGTAATCGGTGAAGCGATTGGCTCCGATGACGAGATGCGAGATCTCCCCACCAGCGTCTTCATCGCTGGTGGGGTCGTAGGTGTAGGTGACGGAGATGACCGCCGTCCGACGCATGTAGGTGGGGACCTTGGTCAGCCCCAGGTCCTCCAATGCCTCGTTCAGCCCATCCCGGCACCACTCCTGCTCGTTGGCCACCTCAATGGCCTTGTCGCGGACCTTGGCCTTGTAGAGGTCGAACTCCGCTGCCTTGCGGCGAAGTGACTTCACCTCGGCCTCAAGCTGTGCCTTTGTTGCCATGCCCCTCCTTGGTGTGTGGGCCGTCGTGGCCCCGATTCTTTCCGCACCAGCAGTTGCTGCTGCCGATTACCTTGAGCCCCTCACCCGTCCCCTTTCCGTTCTTGACGGGCTTGCTGCTCGGCGAGTGGGATCGTGTCTCCCACACGGACCTGCTCACATCTCCTTCTCCTAGCCCTCCCTCTTTGGTTTCTGGCAGCCGCACTCGCAGCGCCATTCCTTGTCGTAGTAGACGGTGACGACCTTGCATTTGGCGTGGTCGTTGGTGATGCACCAGCCGCACTTGTGCTTGCGCTCATCCGAGGCCACAGGTGCACTCCAACTCGTCGCACAGCGTGCAGTCCCCGCCGCGGCACTTGGGCAAAGGCGAGCCCTCGTGCTTCCACTCGGTGTCGGGGTAGGGGCAGTACTTCCCGCAGTCGGTCTGGTGACCGCGGGTCAGCGTGCACCAGGAGCCGTTCATGTTGACGGCCTCCAGAACGCTGTCGAAGACCGCCAGCATCGCCTCCTGCTGTGCCTCAGCAGGGATCTCGTGGAAGATCTTGACGAGCGGGTGGTCGTCCTGGTGCTTGAACTCCAGGACGACCGGCAGCGACCGCTTACTCATCGTCGTACCCATGCCACTGGTCGCTTCCAGCGGCAAGCAGGAGGCGCTCGTGGCCCTCCCGTGCATCCTCCAGAGTGGCGTACCGCTCGCACCATATTTCGGCGAAGTTGTCCCTGCTCGGGAAGACCATCGTCTCGAAGATCAGCGGCGGGCCGCCCAGTGAGTGGCTGTGGTCCAACCCGAGCCAGACAGTGGATACCCACCGCCCATTCGGAAGGGCATTCTGCTGAACGATCTTGTAGTCGAAATCGCTCAGCAGGGTGAGGTACACCTCCATGCCGATGGGGTCTCCATGGCGGTTATACAAGCCAAGAGTGCCCATCACTTGACCCCCGGAAGGCTGAGGGACGTCCACTGCATGCGGATCTCGTCCTCCGTGACCTCGATGCCGAGGAAGAGGTCCTGCGGGCGCATGGTGACCAAGGGGTCATCCAACTCGTCGCAGAAGTCGTCCCCGCCCACTGCGTAGCGCGAGGCCTCCCAGATCTCCGCGTGCTTGGCGGAGTCCTGCCTGGGCGTGACGTTCTCGTCCAGGTAGAACCCGTCCCCGAGGTAGCCACAGGCCATGTCCAGCGGGCCCGTGGGGTTCTTCTCCTCGTCCCAGCAGATGAGGTAGACGCCGGTGTCCTTGGCGATGGACACCGTCACCCCGTGGCTCCACAGGCGCTCCACGTCTGCCCTCTTGAAGTAGACCGGCTCAGTCATCGGTCCTCCCCGTAGACAGCGGTGGAGAAGCGGAAGCCCGCGACCAACTCGTCCTTGGTCGGGGCGCGGCCGACGTCCACCTTGAAGACCTTGACGACGTCGTCAATGGCTGCGTCGATGATGTCTGCGACGGAGTCGCCCCACAGCATCTCCGGGCCGTCGTTCTCCGCGAACGACCGACCTTCCTTGTTCGTGCTCCACCAGCCCATCAGATCTCCTCTCCGAGTTCCGTGACGTGGACGAGGTGGCCGAGGCCAATCCCATCCTTGGTGCGGATCTTCCCGTAGACGACCTCGTCGTCCGTGGGGATGTTCGCGGGCGAGAGCCCCGAACGCGCTGCGTACTGCAAGCAGGCGGGATTGCCGTTCGAGTCCATCCAGGACTTGCCGGTGAGCAGGTCCCACCAGTCCAGAATCTCGAAGGCTGCTCCCTCCACCACCAGCCCCCTCAGGGGGTCCTCGGTGGTGGAGTTGAGAAGGACGATCTTGTCCTTCAGGGGATGCGACTCACTGTGCATCGCTGGCCTCCGGAACGATGAACGACTTGGCGAAGGAGACTGCGTGCTCCAGGTTGTGCCCGCAGATGATGTTGAGCGCGATGGTCAGGGCGGCTGCGTCGCCGCCGTGCATCTCGTTCATCGTCCTGCGGGGCGAGCGCCAGTGCTCCATCGCGTAGTTGGGGTAGATGACCGACCCGAAGGCCGACGTCCACGTCGCGCACCACGGCAGCGACACCGTGATGAAGTACGTCTCGTCAACCGAGCGCCAGTCGGCCTGCGCGTCCATTCCCAGCACCTCGTACTTGGAGCCCGTGTCGGCCTCCGCGTGCAGGTAGCGGTTCATCATGGTGGGGACACCCCACACACGATGCTCAACGACCACGAACTTGTTCGTGGCCTCCTCCCAGTCTTTCCAGAAGTGTTCGTCCATGCTCCCTCTCTTCGGTTGGTTGGTTACTGCTGCCCTCTGACGTAGTCGGGGTCCAGCCCGACGTAGGAGTACTCCGCGCCGCGAACGACGTGAGTCATGTCCTTGCGCTGCTCGTCGGTGATCTCGGAGTAGCGCTCGCGCTTGTAGATCAAGCCTGAGTAGGAGATCTCCTCGGGAGGAGGCCACTCCAGTCCCAACATCTTCAGCGGGACGTTGATGCTCCGGTCGATCACTGAGATGGGGATGCGAATGAAGTCGTCGTCGAATGTCATTCCCTTGGTCCCTTCGGCCAGTCGGGATCGGTGGCGCTCTTGACAGCGATGATGGCGATCAGCTTGACCGCCACATCGTCGGTGAGGACCTGTGTCAGTTCCTCCTCCGTGCACGGGCGGGTGATCATCCCCGTCGGGCACATGATGAACATCTCCGGCATGCCGCAGGCGATGCAGACCGACAGGTCACCGGGATCGGGAATCCTTCCTGTGATCCCGGTGGCCGTGTCGATCGGATACCCGCACCTGTTGCACTTCGCCTCAGGGCTGAGTCGCGTCTCCATCAGATGTGGCAGTCCACGACGGTGACGTACTCATCGGGGCTGTCGTCGATGAGCTTGCGGACGATGGCCTTCCACTCGTCGTCGGTCATGTCGTCCTTCGACATGCCCCACCAGCCCATGCTCCCCTGGGTGACCCACTTGCCGTCCTTGACGACGGCGTAGCACCAGGGGATGGCGTTGACGCTGGCCTCGACGAAGGACTCCCTCGGATTGGGGGCGTCCAGGTGGTAGGTCTCCACCGGGCATCCGAAGACGGGCGCTGCGACGTTGGAGCTGCGCAGGACCTTGAGGGTCTCCTGCGCGTTGTACTCCTCGCGAGCCTTGGCGATGTCGTTCGGGTACTTGGCCATGAACGACTTCCATGCGACCAGCGGAGTGCGCTTGCCGATGATGTTCCACATCAGGTCGAAGTCGTCCTCGGCCTTCTTGCGGGCGACGGCGCGCATGCCCACCCAGTCGACGTCGCGGATGTAGGCCTCGTCCACGTGCCTGCCGTCCTTGAGCATCAGCATGTTCGACCAGCGACCGCCGACGACCCACCAGTCCCACTTGGACTCAGGGTTGTAGGTGGACTGACGCTGGAGCACGCCATCGCGGACGCGGTACTTGTACCCGTCCTCCGAGTAGCGCTTGTTGAGGAACTCGGCGTACTCCACCATCGTCGCGATGGGGACCACGGCCTCCTCGGTGTAGCTCCATGCCCAGTGGTCCTGGGCGTTGGTGGCCTCTTCCTCCCAGTAGGGCGCGACCGGGGTGTTCTCGTTGTACGGCTCCAGCGTCTTCTCCAGGTACTCGTCGATGGTCTCGGGCGTACCCCCGAGGACCAGCACTACGAAGTGACTCATGACTCCCTCTTTCGGTTGGTTAGACGAACTTGTTAGTCCAGCGCATGACGTTGTCGCGGATGTTGCGCATGTTGTGGCGCAGGTCCTCGTTGTCCTTGAGCAGGTCGTCAATGCGCGCCTGCTGCAAGAGGACGTCGGGATGAGAGACAGGAGCCTGTCCCTTGGCCCGCAGTTCGGCAAGCGCCGCGCCATGTTCCAGCGCCAAGGTCTTCCAATAGTCGCGGTCAGACTGAACCGAACGGAGTTCTTCCTCCAGCTCCTCAACCCTCGCCTGGGCCGTCGTGTCTACTTGAATGAGCGGGTTGCCCTTCAACTCCTGATTCGCCTTGATGAGGTCAGTGACCGCACGAGCGCGGGCAACAGCCTCCTGCTCCCAGTACTTGGCGGTCTTCTCAGAAGCGCGGAGATGCTCCTCCAGTTTGCCGATCTGCTCACGCTCATTGCGAATCTCGTTGTGCAGGACGCCGTTGCGGTAGGTCAGCTGATCGACCTGCGCCCTCAGACTCTTGAGCGTGTCGTTTGACTCGATGCGTATGTCGGCGTTCTCCGTTGCCAGAGAAGCCACCCGAGCATCCAGGTTGTCGCGCTGCTCCTTGAGCTGGCTGATCTTGTCCATCAGTCCCGTGATGATGTGTCCCACGTTCATCGTGGGGTCGTACTCGCCCTCGCTTCTCATACTTCCTCCTCACAGCACAGGCACACGGTGGACACGTACTTGCCGTCGTTGTCCAGGATGTGCTCGGTGGTCGCGTGCTCTCCGTCCAAGCACGGCTCGCAGGTAACGCCCTTGCGGTAGTGCTCAGCCATCGGAGTCCTCCACGGTCGATGCGCCGTCCAGGATCAACTGCTCCTCGACGGAGGCCAGTCGTGCGCGGGCGATCCCCATCGTGATGGGGTCGGCCATCGCCGCCTCCAACTCCTCCACGGTCTTGAGGCGGTCCCAGAAGGACGCCTCCACGTCCAGGAAGAAGTTGACCGGCTCGTCCTGGCCCTTGATCTTGGCGTAGACGTAGCAGCGGTGATGGTCCGGCCAGATGGGCTTGTCCTTGGGCGTCGGCCCGAAGGACGCGCGGTGGTACATCATCATGCACTCGATGATGTTGATGCCGTTGTGGTCGATCTGAGCAGCGAGCTTCTCTGTTTCGACCCTGCGGTTGAACTCGTGCTTGTCGGCCATGGTGGCCATGTAGAGCAGGTCTGTCGATGTGCAGACTCGTGATCCGAACATGTTCCTCCCTCAATGAGCGAGAGGCCCCCGGCGTGAACCGGGGGCCTCCCTGTGGGCGATCAGTGTTGCGTGTTCCTAGGTGCCATATCCGCAGTTGGTGCCACGCCAATGCCCGTGGCCGTTCCACTTGACTGCCAGCAGTGCGACCTCCCATTGAACCTTCGCAGGAGCGTGCGCTGCGTGGTAGTACTTCCTAGCGCTGGGAACCTTGGAGGCGTAATGCCTCCAGGTTCCGTCGATGAACTGAAAAAGCCCACTAGCCGTGCTAGTCGGATTCTCAGCCCGCGGATTCCCGCCACTCTCATGCGCGATCACGCAGTTGAGAAAGGACACAGCAGGAGATGCTGTGTCCTTGGCGGGCAGTGCTAGAGCGGCTGTCATCATCAGAGCGTCAAACACATGCTCGTCCTTCCTTTCGACTACAAGGAGTGGCGGCGCTTTCGCTAACCGCCGTGCCCCGAAGGGCGCCTACGACGCGTCGTAGGACTCGTCTGGAACGACTCGTACGTTGTTCCAGGCGGACTCGAAGGGTGCGCTCATCGTCTGCCGGAGAAGGGAGTTCTCCCGCCGCTGATGCTCGTACCGTGTGCGCCACTTGTAGGCCTCACGTGTCCCTGCGTCCTTGCCGAACCAGTATGCCGAGCAGATGCTCGCCACGAAAGCCAGAACGCCAAGAACCCAGAACCCCACCCACACGCTCACTCCTGCTCCCCGATCTCCTTAGCCCTGTTGATCATCTCGGTCATCTCGGGCTTGGGCTGGCCGTTGACCAGCCTGTCCCATACCCAGTCGGTAGTGGACTCCGAGGTGATCTTGGGCTCATTCCACTCCCATCCGTCTACCGGTGTCCACCGGTAGATCTGATTGACCAGGACCGTCTCGGTAGACGAGAGCCCGGTCACCGTGAGCATCTCCCGGACCCACGGATCACCCTTGGCGAATCGCTCGCCCAGGGGTGTACGCATGCCTCCGAGAGCCAGCTGCGCCTCCTCGTACTCGCGCTGCTCCTGCGTGGATTCCTCTCCGTAGTAGACCCCGTAGGCGTCGTTGATGACGAAGATGGCCTCGGGATCAAGTCCCATCTCCGACAGCACTCGCTGGACCGCCTCGTAGAGGTAGCCCGTGGGAACACCCTTCATCAGGATGATGACGTCGCGGTCGTCGTTCTTCTGGATGACATGGAGCATGGGATCGAAGTTGTCGTGCCCCAAGGTCATGTAGGTCTCGCGCGCCCCTTCCATGGCGGCAACTGCCTGCTTCTCAAGCCCTGGCATCGCGCTCCTTCCTGTACTTCTCGTGGAGGAGGGCAACGTACCTGTTGAGCAGGTTGACGTAGTGCATGTCGTTCAACAGGGGCGCGAAAAGACACTTGTTCTCGCGCATGTGCTCGAACTCCTCCTTGCTGCACTTCATGAGGATCGACGCATGCCGGTCGTGCAGGTCCGGATCGTCAGGCCACACGTAGTACACGGCGTCCCAGGTCCGACACGGCAGGTAGCCCCGGCTGGCCTTCCCCTCGTCGTCGAACCAGAGGTCGACCTCGTCGGGGTACTTGCCATCCAGGATCTGCTGGCGGGACAGGACGTGGACCACGGCGAGTGATCCGTCTGCGGCATCGAGGTAGAACGCGTAGTGCTCGTTGCCGTCGCACAGGTCGCGCTGCTCGTCAGTCATGCTGGCGATGGCGATCTGGGTGTTCTGTTCGATGTCCGCCAGCATCTGTTCGAAGCTGTCGTACATCCTGACTTCTTCCATGCTCCCTCTTTCCCGGTTGGTTAGTCGCAGCAGTTCGCTGCGTCGTACTCGTCGCCGTACTGCTCGTGGCAGGTCGGACAGCACCAGGTCGCCACGGCCTTCTCGTACACGTCCTCGCTGTTCTTCATCTCCTCGCAGTAATCGCAGTACCACAAGGTCTCCAGCGTGTAGGACGAGAAGTAGTGGGCGTAGTCGTCCTCCACGATGAGGTTCTCCTCGCGGCAGATGGCGACGTCCGTGTGCTTGCTGAGACGCGTCTCACGCTCTCGCTGCTGGAAGCAGTAGTCGCACAGTTCCAGCGTCTCCGTCGTAGTGCCGGGAAGAACGTAGGGCTTAGCCACTGACCACCACCTCCGGTTCGCCGTTCCACATCACGGTGGCCAGGCGGAGCAACTGGTCCCCGATCTTCATCGCCGTCGCTCCCTGGAGCGGAGACATCAGGAAGAACAGGGCAGCGCTGGCCACGACGACCGCACTGAGCTTGTCCGCGATGTCCTTGACGAGCGGCTCGCGGATGATGATCTCGCCGTCCTCGGAGACGACGACCTCCTGTGCTGACATGCGCTGGATCGCCGAGATGACGTTGGCGATCACGCGCTTGCAGATGGACTTGAATGCTTCGATGAACCCCACGGGGTCCTCCTAGTTGAAATAGAAGTTGTAGATGGCTCCTGACTGCCCGCCGACCACGGTGTGGCTGGGGGCTTCTTGCGGGTTGGTTGATGTGCTGAGGCAGCCTGCGATGAAGGCAGCCCCGATGGCGTTCGTCACGAACGCGATGAAGACGTCCTCGGCCAGCCCCTCGGGGGCCTCCTCGTTCGCCTTCTGGAATGACTCGAAGCACCACGTCGCCAAGTCGGTGGCGACGTGCTCGATCGTGGCCTCACTGATGAACGGAGGAACCTCCTCGGTGCCCTCCATCATCGCCAAGGCGTCCTGCAACAGATCGTCTGACATGTCTCTCCTTCGTTGTAGGGGGCCGAGGCGGGGCGAGGGAGTCGTGAACCCCGCCCCGACCCCGGCTCTCTACTTGACGGTTGCGAAGCCCGCCGCTGCGAACCTCGCGTCCACGATAGGACCGACCAGCGCCTCGTAGTGCTCGCTGAGCGTCTGAGCCCGCTGGGACAACTCGTTGTCCACGAGCTCGATGTACCACTGGTACTGGCGACGCAGGCCGCGCGTGAGCACGACCAGACGATCCGTGGTCAGCCGGTAGTCCGTGCCCTCACCGAGGCAGTCGTCGCGGGCGTAGTCCGCCATGGCTGCCAGGAACGAGGACGACATGTCCTTGACGTACTCGAAGACGATGTCGAAGTCCACGTCGTCGGCGAGCCGCCCCTTGAGCTTGATCCGCATGAGCTTCTCGAAGCCCACCCGATCGAGCGGGACGAACTCCCAGAATCCGTCGCAGCGACCGTGGCGAGCCATGGCGCTGATCCACATCATCTTGAAGTTCGTCGTCAGGATGAAGACGATCTCCTTGCCCTTGATGACCCCGCCGTCGAAGCGGTCAAGGAGCTTGGAGCGCTCCTCCATCCGCTGCTTGGTGGTCAGGCCCTCCTGGTCGGGCATCATCTTCTCCAGGTCCTCCACGATCACGAGGACCGGACCGTCCAACTGGGCGACGAAGTCCATCGCGCGACCGAAGTCCTCGTCGTCGCCCGGCTGGATGAGGACAACCGTCCAGTTGTTGTTGAGCGACTCCATCGCGATCAACTGGGCGGTCATGGTCTTGCCGGTGCCCGCCTCGCCCGAGAAGACGTACTTGGCGCTGAGCATCCGGCGGTCGGTGCGACGGCACTCCTCGACGTTGCGGATGCGCTTGTAGATGCGCGTCTCCAGCTCCGCCTCGAAGTCCTCGTTGAGGATGATCTCCCCGACCTTGACCTTGGTGTGGACGTCCTCGTAGGAGATGCGGCCGTCGTTCCAGACGATGTACTTGTTCTGGTAGACCCGGCGCACCTCCTCCAGGACCAGGCTGTAGAACTCGTCCACAGCCCCGGCGTGCATCTTCTTGGCGACCACGATGAACCGAGCGACCATCTTGTTCGGCAGGCCGAACTCGTTGCCCGGCTTCTCGGTGGCCACGATGGTCATGTCCACCCGGTCCTCGTTGACCGGCCACGCCACGCCGCCCCACGGCACGTCCACCGTGCGAGTGGGCATGCCGATCATCGTCGCGCCCTTGAGCACCTCCGCCAGCAGCATCTTGCGGTGGCTGGGGTAGACGACCTTGGGCTGGACGAACTCGGGGTGCCACTCGGACAGGTAGATCGAGAGCTTCTCGGCGTTCCAGATGCGCGGGGACTCCAAGACGGTCTCCAGGACGGTCTCCCCGCTGATGAGGCGGAACAGGCGGTCCTGGGTCTCGAACGGCTTGGTGACCGGGAGCATCCCCTGCCACTCCATGCCGATCGGCTCGATCCCGTGCATCTTGATGTAGGCCGCACGGATGGCTGCTGCACCGACCAGCGGGTCGATCGGCTGGCCGTTGACGGTGAGGACGGCATCCTTGCCGTACTCCTCCTGGGCGTCCTCAGAGGCGAGGTTGACCGCATAGGCGATCTTGTCCAGGTTCTTCAGGTCGCCGTGGTCAATGCCGACGGAGAGGGACTCGCGGTCCTCGTAACTGATGGTCGCGGGCTTAGACATTCTCGGAGTTCCTCTCGTTGTAGGCGTAGTTGACGCACTTCTGGCAGGGCGCAGCACCGTCGTGGACGTGCGCCTTGGACTTCAGGCAGCGCTTGCGCGTCGCCTTGATCTCGCTGTGGGGGACAACCACTCCCCACACTGCGGTGTCGATCTGCTCAGCGATGGTGTCCAGGTTGACACCAGGCTTGAGCTTGCCGTCGTCGAGAACGATCTCGACGTGGACGACAAGAACCACTGGCTCCTTAGCCACGGGTTTCTCCCTCTTCCGGTTGATTGGTTGACTTGCGGAGGCTGTTCGCAGCCGTCTGGGCCTCAAACAGCGAACGCCACTGGCCCTTGATGACCTGGCCAGTGGCGATCTCGACGATCATGTACCCGCGAACGGGGGCGACGTCACGTATCTCGATGACGATGTACTCACCGTCGTCGGAGATGGTGACGTCGCCGCCCGTCCACTTCGTGTTGCGCAGCGTCAGGAACGACATCTACGCAGGCGCAACGGCCGTGCCAGCAAGCGTGTGGAGTTCAGTCCGCTTGGTGCGCGGGCTGGACTTCGGCTTGCGCCGCGGCGTGGCTTTGCCCTTGCCACCCGCGTGAGCGGTCAGCGTGGGCTTGGCCTCCAGCGGGGCCTCGGTCTCCGCGAGGTTCTCCGCCACGATCTCGGCCGTCTCGGCGTCCAACTGCCTCATGAAGTAGACCTGCTGGATGCTGGTCGTCATGAAGAAGCGCGGGGTCCAGCCGAGGAGGTAGCCCTTCCAGTCGGTCGCGAAGCAGTCGTCGCCACGGACCAGCAGGTAGGGAGTGCGGGCGATCAGCGCGATGCCCTGGAGCACCTTGAAGACCGTCTGGATCGCCAGCGCGATTGCGAAGACGATAGCGGCTGCGATGAGCAGCACCACTGTGACGACCACGGTGATGACGAGCAGCGCGAACCACACGACGGCCTGCGCTGCCTTGAGGGCCACCAGCGTGGCCCACTTCGGGATCGCGGTGATGAACCGTGCGGCCTTGCGAACGAAGCCCTCGTTCTCGGGGATCTCGGTCTCGTTGTCTCCGAAGAGGCGGACGAACGCGGACTGGACGGCCTTGGCCGCCTGGGTGACCTTGGCCGCAAAGGCCGAGGCGAAGCGCTTGAGGAAGCCCCGCTTGGGAGTCTCCTCGGAGACGACCTCAGTCGTCTCGACGACGGGCTCGGCCGTCGTGATGGTGGTCTCGGACATGTGTCCCAGCTCCTAGGGTTGGTTGGTTAGAAGGCCTAGCTGAAGATGCTGGCGATGCCAGCGACGATCGCGACGGCGATGACGCCTGCGATCAGCAGCGGGGCGGCAAGGCCAGCCGCTGCAACTGCCCACATGGGAGCCGTGAGCAGCACCACGAGCACGACGAGACCCAGGAAGGTCGCGTTGTCGGCGCGTGACAGAGAGTTGCGGCGCATGGCCGCTCCTTCCCTCGATGCCACAGACCCGACGATTGACGGGTCCGGTCTAGCTGGCCGTGCGGTTGCGGAACCTCCCGCCATACAGCGAAGCCCGCCATTCCACGTAGGGCTCGCATCGCGCTTCCCAGAAATCGACGCCCTCCTGGGGATAGGTCAGGTTGAGGAGGTCCCCAACCAACCAGGCGCAGTTTTGCGTGGCATCCACCCCGTCCATATGGGCGAGGTAGGTACCGTCTTGCGACACCATGTCGGACAGTGCGTCGATGCGACTGAAGATGTCGTCGTACTGATAGTCCTCGTCCTCTTCGTCGACCAGAACCACGCCGTTCTCCGGCCAGTCGAAGTCACACGAGAGGACCCAGCAATCGCTCTCCACGAACCCCTCGTCGGGGTACTGCGAAGACGGCTGGTTCTGATGCAGGATGTCCTGCGCGACGGTCCAGCAGTCGTACTTGCTGGCGCCGACTATGAGCATGTTGTCCGCCTGCTCGTATCCGGGCGGGCGATTTGGCGGTCGAGCCCGCTCGGGGCAGACGGACAGCACCATCAAGTGGTCCTTGCCCATCTACCCCTCCATGCGCCTCCTATGGTGTTCGACGGCTTCCTTGATCGAGGCGATGAGATCAAGGAGCGCCATGGTCTGCTCGGGACGCAAGGACTGGGTCATGCCATCCCAGGAGACGCCACCCGTGAGGATGGCGTCACCCGCGATGAAGGCCGTGTCCTTGAACTCGTCCTTGAGTCCGAGCATGTGGAAGAACGTCGCGATGACGTTGAACGGTGGCGGGTCAGGGATGACGAGGAACTCGTCGTTGACCCACAGGTCGTAGCGCTCGCCCTCCACGTAGGTGGCGACGCGCTCCGGTGACCCGTTCACCGTGGAGTGGAGGAGCGTGTTCAGCTCACTCTCGCTCTCGGGGAACTCCACGGTGTGGAACTGCCCATCGGCATGCAGCACGATGGCGTTCTCCTCGAACACCGGGAGGACGATGCCTCCCGGCTTGGGCTCGATGCGCTCCATCAGAGCACCGAGAGGGTCATGTCCGTCGTGTTCGCGAGGAACATCGGGACGAACTCGCCCTTCTTGAGGACCTCGAAGAGGAAGGCCTCGTTGCGCTGGCCGAACGGCATGCTGAAGAACCGCACGCGGCGATCGGTCGCGTAGTAGGAGTGGCCCGTGCGGACGTAGCGGTCAACCTCCGCGCTGAGGCGCTCGTTGGTGATGACGACAGCCTTGCCGACCTTGACGCCGGGCAGGTTGGTGTCGATCACGAGCGCCTGCTCGCCCTGCTGGAGGGCGATGTCGATGAACTGCTCATCCTTGCCCACCACATGGAGGACGAAGACGGTGTTCTCGTTGGTGCGGCGGATGCCCGAGAAGGTGTACTCCTCGGTGAGCAGGCCCTTGGCGAAGCGGGTCGCCAGGTCGTCGGTCGCCTCGGTGGCGGCCTCGGCCTCTGCCTGCACGTAGGCGCCGTAGCCTGCGAGACCGGCCAGCGCGAACAGGCCAGCGATCTTGGCGACGGTCAGAGCGTTGTCGGACTTGGACATGATGACTCCCTCAACATGACGAAAGCCCCAGACGGAGTGTCTGGGGCTGAGTGCTCCGAAAAGCCTCGGTGCCAGCCGGTACGAGACCGGCTGACAGGTGGATTTCGGATAGAGCTGTCGCAGGGAAGGCCCTTAGTCTACCACACTTTAGTGTGTGGCTTTCATGATCGACGGAGTCTTGGCGTAGACCAAGGTGTCTGCCCACCTTCGACGTAGGTCGTCGGGGATGGGCTCTCCGTTGAGCACGTTGGAGATGTCGTCGGAGACATCCAGCGGAACGACGTGGACCGTGAAGTCCTTACCGTCCAGGAACTTCCACTCTTTGTACTGCCGGATCATCTCCTTGAAGATCGGGTTCCACTTCTTGATCTTCACTTCGACCCCTCCTCGATGAAGAAGAGTTCGCGGGCGATGAAGTCCTCGAACTTCCCTCCGTTGTCCACAACGGAGGAGATCCGCTGCTTCTGCTCCTCGGTGAGCGCGTCGTACTGCTTCTTGGAGCCGCTCATGTAGGCGTTCCACCACTCATGCCACTCGGCAAGATTGGTGACCATGGAGGAGTAGCCCTGGTCCCAGCGGTCCTCCTCGTCCACCTCGAAGTTGTGGAGGAGGTGACGCGCGGCCTGCTGCAAGCTGAGCGCCTGCCGGATCGAGACCATCTCCTCCCAGCAGCCCTCGTGGAAGCAGTAGTCCGATTCCCCGGAGGCCACGCTGTAGCCACACAGGTGCTCGGTGGTCTCCCAGACCTCGAACTTCTGGGCAGGAGCGGTGACGATGGACTCCGCGGCCCTGCGGAGTTCCTGGGCGCTCTCTTCGAGTGGAGCAGAGACGACGTTCCACTCGAACGCGGCGAGTCGGTCGTAGACCTCCTCGTCCTTCTCCGCCCATGCGCAGGCGGATTCGATCAGGTGTGCAGCGTCCATCAGGTTCTGACGGGCGTTCCACGCTTCCTTGCTGCCACCGGCTTGTGCCATGGGCTCCTCCTTCTTGTAGTTGAAAATCACAGCACACCGCCGCGGGCTGCGACGGCGGACTCGAACTGCTCCTTCGTCCACCCCAGGGGAGGAGTGCCGCTGACGACAGCCAGCAGACGCCCCAGCGGGGTGGTGGTCAGCTCTAGCGAGGCGACGTCGATCTGCGCTTGGAACTGAGCGCGGATGTACTCGTCTTTGGTCATGGTGACTCCCTCACCGCTGTCTGATGGGCTCATCAGCGCGGGACCAACCCGCGGACGCCTCACGGCGTTTCGCCCTGCTCCCTACTTCGCGTAGGGGTCGTTCAGTCGGCCCCGCTTGAGCATCCACGCTCGGCGGATGGCCTCGCCGCGCTCACGCGTCTCAGGCGTGATGGCGACGTAGTAGATCGACTGGCCCCTGACGTTGGTCAGGGCGTCCCGGCTACCGAACCGGAGGGTGTAGCGGGTCTCGCTGCCCAGCGTGACGCTGTCCGTCACGAAGGCGCAGTGGCCCTTGAACTCTGCGACGGAACCGTCGTACCCGACATAGGCACCCACGGGGTAGCGGGTCTCGCGGGCTGCGGTGAAGTCGGTGAAGATGCTCATGATGACTCCCTCATCATTGAAGAAGCCCCAGCCGGTTGACTGGGGCTTAGCAGCCCGCCCAGGATTCGAACCTGGCACTTGCGCCTATGCGGGCTCGCCTTGGCTACTGAGCAGCCTTGGCGTGGGAGGCGTACATCGCGTACGCCGTGACCTGGTCGGAGACTGCGCAGCTGCACGTCCAGCCACAGGTGCATCCGACCAGGATTTGGACGCCGTCCACCAGCATCTCGCTCAGGTGACCAGCGGTACGAACGGTTGTCGTGGTAGCCACGATGACTCCTTAGAACGCCGAAAGCCCCCACAGGAAGGCCCTGTGGGGGCTGCATCGAGAGACAGCTGTCGCCCGATGCCTTTAGTATGCCACACCCTAACACTTAGTGTCAAGGGTTAGTGCCCTATGCCACCCAACATGTCCCGGATGGCATCGAGGTCACGCTGCACCTTCGCGAGCTGCGCGGTGACCTCATCACGCTCTATCGTGCGCTGTTCCACCAGCGCCTTCAGAGCGTCGTTCTCAGCAGTGGCGTCCTTCAACTCCACTGAGAAGGGCTGGCCCACGATCGCGCGGATGCGCTGGACCATCTCCTCGTCGGTGTAGGCGGTGACGTCCCGCTCCACATGCTCCAGATCGGGGCGCTCGTGCGCCCAAGTGAGGAACATGGTGGCGACCTCGTCCATGTCCAGCTCGGCCGTCCAGTTCTCCTCCAACCACGACGTGAGCGCCTTCACGAGGCGCTCCTGCGGGTTGTAGGCGCGGTGGAACGACGGCTCGGTGTAGGTGACGTCCACGTGGCGTGGACCCTCACCGGCTGGCGCTACCTCGCCCTTCATGGTGTGGGAGCGCCCGTAGTGGACGGCCACACCCTTGGGGTTCGGATTGGAGTAGCCGCACCCGAAGGCGCAGACGTACTCCACGGAGCCATCGGAGTAGCGGTTCTCCACCACTGCCTCTGACTCGTACCGCTCGCCACCGATCGGCCCATGCTTCTTGCGGGCCAGCCAGGGGCGAGTGGAGACCAACTCGCGGGTCTCCGGCTTGGGGCCGGTGATAGCCGTGGTGAGGACCTCCATGTCGTGCTCGAACTGCTTGAGCGGGTCCACGGGAGCCTTCTTCAAGAGGGCGTCCGTGGCCTTCTGAACAGCCTTGTTGCGAACCGTCTCCGCGAGGATGGGGTCCTCGATGAGGTCGGTTCCCTCGATGGCGGCAATCTCCTCAGGCGCTTGCCTGCGTAGCCAGCGGGCGAACTGCGCTTCGCAGTTTTGCGCTGTGCGATTGCCGCGGGACATCTTCGGCGGGACGGTGATGGTGTAGCCATCAGGCGCCTTGCCTATCCAGTGCCCCTTGCTTGTTCGTCGTCCCGTCCATCCACACGCCTCCATCGAGCGGATGAGCTTCTTGGACATGTCATCGAAACCACCAAGGTCAGCGACCAAGGTGACCACCTCCTACACGACGAAACCCCCAGGCGGGAGTGCCTGGGGGTCAAAAAGCGAGCGCCAGAGGCAATCTGACGGGGGAGACAGATACACCTCTGGCGCTCGCATACAGTTTACCACACTTTCGTGTGTGACTCAAGATCGAAGGCCGCGAGGGAATCCTCAGCGGCCTGGGTGTCAGTCTCAGCCCTTTGGGGACTCGAACCCCTCCCGGCGACCGGGGTGACCACTTGTTCAGGCTGTGGGCGGTTGGATGATCAGCAGAGCCAACCTCGACTTACACGTTCACTATAGCGCACCTTCTACTGTGGTGCAAGCCCGCAGGGCAGACCTGTCCCTAATGAGAGCAGAGCAGGATGCCAGCGAACCGCGAGGAAGACTTCACATGGCACGCGGAACAGAAGGTCTGACCCATGTGGGAGAAGACCTCATCACCGGGGAAGTAGAGGCGAGTGCAGGAATCGCACTCTCCAATACCCATCGCTTCCATAGTCTGAGGTTAGACAGTTCGTTCGTATGTCGCAAGTCACATGCTTGGGGGGGGCGGAGCCCCCCCTCACCAGCATCAGTGACCAGCTTTCAGACAAGAGCCACCTATAGGCGGGGGGGCGTTCTGCATCCTTCGCGTATCCGTCGCCCAACCACCGGGACCCGACAGACAGCCTCCCCGCTGTAACCACGCCGCTCGGGGATGATGTCGGCGCCAGCCGACTAGGTCACGCAGGGCTCGCAGTGCCACTCGGTGAGATCAACCTGATTCGCCTTGGTGAATCCCTGCTCGCCGCGCGAGATCCTGCTGTTGCACTTGTGGCAGATGACGTCGCGTCCAAGAGTGCGGCCAACCCAGATGGTCTTCTGGTGGCGGCGCTTGGCTTCGCGCTGGGAATACCCACGCTGTCCGTTGTTCATGGAAAACACCTCGGGCTTGTCACGAGGTGTGGGTATTCCGTAGGATCGGAATACGCGAGGGCACCACCTCGCTGGACGTTCACCCCCGTTGACCTGCCTCGGTCGGCGGGGGTGGTCCATTTCTAGACCCCGATCCCGACCGGTGTCAACAGCGAGGCCCGCCACCGCTGACCGGTGGCGGGCCTCTTCCCCTTCAGCGTGGGGGGCTACTGAAGGGCGTTCAGCTCGTCCACCTGCGACTGCACGAGCGCAGCGGCGTTGGTGTTCGCGTCGGCCTGGGCCTGGAGAGCAGCCTGCGCCTCGGTGAGGGCAGCGGTCAGCGCGTCGATCTGCGCCTGGAAGTCGGCGTCCTCGGTGGCATCCGCGGCGTTCGCGGCATCGAGGGCCTCCTGCGCTGCGGTGGCAGCGGCCTGTGCGTTGGTAGCGACGGCCGTGACGTCCGTCAGGATCGTGCCGATGCGGTCGACAGCGGCCTCAAGGGCAACGGTGACCTCTTCGAGAGTAGCCATGCGGTGTTCCAATCTGTCTAGTCGTGCGTCGATGTGGTGAAGGGCGTGGGCAAGCAGGTCGATCTTGTGCTCCAAGGCCGTCAGATCGTGGTTGAACAACGGCGCTCCCATCTTCATGCGCGGGTTGTCCCGCTTACTCAGGGTACGGGCTATGGCGAGACACGTACATGGACGCGGTGCTACGTTCGACGTCCGTCTCCTGGCGGTGTGGATGCACAGCCGGGCGGGGTCGTAGGAGCTTGACCCTTTCGCCTCAAGGACTCCCATGACCCCTTGCTTTCCGGGAACAGGAGTACCTGCCCCGCCCGGCACAGGGGACTGGACAGCAAGGTCTAAGCAGGAAGGACAAGCTCCATGCCGCGGTTGCCTCGCTTGGACATAGGAGCACGTCGTGCCTCGTAGCACGCACGACACTTCCACTGATGATCTGGGGGCATCAGGTTGTCAGGCGTGTACTGATGCCCGTTGATGCACCAGCCTCCCGCTGCGAACAAGTGCCGTCCCCGCTCGACCATGTCGCGAGCGTTCATAGCGGCGTCACCAGGGCGCAGGTGGCTCGGATTGACGCAAAGCGGAACGTCACACGAGTGGAGGATGAAGGCCCCATCGGGAATCGGTCCGTTCGCGATGGTCCACGACACTCGATGGGCATACCAATGCCTGCCGCGGATGATCATCGACCCGTATGCGCGGGTCCGCGATCCCTTCCACAACCAGCACTCGTCCGGTGCGCCAACGGTGACGTACTTCCAGAAGCGCTCTTCCCACGAAGGGCCACGATGCTCTCTCATGCTGAAGATTCTACTTGTCTGGACAGAATAGTAAATAGAGTGTAGGAATGTGCCCATGCCCGAACGACCGAATACCGAGTCCAGGTTGATCAGTGCGCTGATCAACATCGGCGATGCCTCGGCCGCGGCTCTGTATGGGGTGGTTCCGGAGATGTTCCAGACCTACCAGTCGGAGTACCGCTGGCTCATCGCCTACCCGTCGAACTACGACAAGCAGCCCAGCGCCGAGGCGCTGAAGACCAAGTACCCCGACTTCCCCTACTCCGAGGCGTTCGTCGATGTCGGCTTCATCTGCGACGAGGTCAAGGACAAGCACACGCACCGCACCATGGTGACCGCACTCCAAGGAGCAGGAGAGGCGTTGCGGAACGGCGACACCGACGAGGCCTACGCGTTCTTCTCGTCCATCCAGCACCCCAGCAACTTCGCCACCTACAAGCTGACGAATGCGTTGCAGGACCTCAGCTTCCTGGACACCTACGACGAGAAGATCGACTCCATCGAAATGCCCTGGCCCACCCTTCAGAAGACGACGGGTGGGCCTTCTGCTGGGGACTTCTGGGTGGTCGCCGCCCGGCTCAAGCAGGGCAAGTCATGGACGCTGGCGAGCATGATCGTCCACGCGCTGCTCGCGGGCAGGCGCACGACGCTGTTCTCCTGTGAGATGCCGAGCAAGCAGGTGATGACCCGCATCCACGTCATGCTCGCCTACGAGTTGGGCATCAGGGACGTGCGGCACACGGACCTGCACGGGCGCCACTTCGATCCCATCCGCTACCGCAAGCTCGTCGGGCAGATCAACGAGCACCTCAACGGTGCGGAACTGTTCGTCATCGACACCTCCAAGGGCGGCATCTCCACGGCGACCATCGCCGCCCACACCAAGGAGACCGAGTTCGCCGTGATCGACCACATGGGCCTGCTGATCAGCCCGTTCGGCAAGAGGGCGGTGGAGGACTGGCGCATGATGGCCGCGATCTCCAACATCACCAAGGAGATCGCGCAGGTCAACTCCGTCCCCATCGTCGCTGCCGCGCAGATCAACCGCGAGGGCGAGGTCAAGGGCTGGAAGCCACCGCGCACCAAGAACCTCGCGCAGTCCGACGCCCTCGGTCAGGACGCCGACGTCATCGTCACCATGAAGCGCCGCAGCAAGTCGGTCGCCACCTACCTCATCGACGCCAATCGCTCGGGGGAGTCGGGAGTCATCTACTCCACGATGTTCCTGCCCAACGAGGGGCGGTTCGAGGAGATCAAGATGGAGCGGGCCAAGGAGATCGCCATGCGCGACGCGCAGATGGAGGAGGACGACTGATGCTCATCACGTTGGACCAGGCGCTGGCCAAGGGGCATGGCCAGTGGCGATCGTTCACCTGTCCCAAGCACGACGACACCAACCCCTCGGCGCGGGTGAACGTGAACACCGGCAAGTGGGTGTGCATGGTCTGCGGGGCCAAGGGCACGACGCAGGGCTACACCCCCGATGTCGACCTCCTGCTGGACCAGGCCATGGAGACGCTGGACTACCTGTCGCTGGAGAAGTCCGAGTCGTGGCTGGACCAGTTCGACTCCGGCCCCGTGCACGACTACTGGATCGCCCGCTTCGAGGAGGAGACCTCCCGCACCTACCGTCTCGGCTGGGACGGGTTCAAGGACCAGCCCTGCTACCCGATCCGCGCCATGAACGGCAGGCCGCTGGGCGTGGTGCACCGCAACATCGACGACCCCGGTGGACCCAAGTACCGCTACCCCAAGGGCGTACGCAAGACCGAGCTGCTGTTCGGCGTACCCGAGTTGGTGCAGACCGACGTCCTGGTGCTCGTGGAGGGCGCGATGGACGTCTGCGCTGTCAGGCAGGCAGGGCATGATGCCATTGGGTCCTACGGCTCGCTGCTGGACGACAAGCAGGTCAAGCAGATCGTGGCGCTGGGCCCACGCATCGTCTGGATCGCCTACGACATGGACAGGGCGGGGCATCTGGGCGCCAGCAAGGCGGAGTGGGCGCTCAACCTCGCGGGCGTCCTGACCCGCCGCCTGTTCTGGTCCGACCGCTTCAAGGACCTTGGCGAGATGGACCTTGATACACGTTCGGATACTTTGGCAAAGACACTTGCATCTACATCTACTCAAAGGTAGGGTCACACTCATGGCAATCAACGAGGAACTGGTCTTCGAGTACCAGGTCGCAAAGGCGGCCTTGGAGGTCGCCAAGGAGAGGTTCGACAAGGTCGAGAACGAGCTGTGCCAGGAGATGCTGGTCAGCCAGACCAAGTCGGACCTCGTTTGCGTTCGGGGCGACGACTACAAGGTCACCGTCGTCGCAGGGGAGACCGTGCGCGTGGACGAGAAGGGCTTGGAGAAGTACCTCGGCAAGCGCGTGTTCAAGCGCCTGTGCACCTACAAGGTGGACAAGAAGCTGCTGGAGGCCGCGATCAAGGACCCGGCAATGCCGCTCTCGCCTGAGAGCCTGTCGGCCTTCATCTCCATCACCCCGAACAAGCCCTATGTGCGGGTGACCAAGGACACGGGAGACCCCGAATGAGCATCACCCCGCCTGAGGTCATGGACCGCACGGTGACCATCGACCCGGCCACGCGCTTCGTGCGCTCGCTGCCGGGCGACTACTTCCTCCTCCGCGAGGCTGCTGCCTCCTGCGGGGTGAGCGACTACGTGCTGCGCAAGTACATCGCGGACGACGTGCCGGGATGCCAGCCCAGCAAGTACACGATGTTCGGCAAGGTGAAGATCTACCTCTACACCCGCGAGGACATCAAGAGCATCCAGAACTACATGAAGTCCAAGACCGTGGTGTTCGAGCACGACGGGCAGGCCAAGCGGATCGGCCGTCCTCCGCGCTACACCCAGTCCGAGCGGGACTGGCGCTCGCGGATGTACTCCAAGTCCTGGTACTGGAAGAACAGGGTCAAGCTGCTCACCGAGCGGGGCGACGAAGCCGGGGCAGCCGCGGCGCAGAAGCGCGTGGACGAGATCGTCAAGGAGTTGAAGAAGAAGTGACGCGCATCGAAGTCGGCATCACCCACGAGGTCACCATCAAGGGTGACAAGTCGTGGGTGCGTCTGGCCATCTCGGACGACGTGTCCGAGGGCATGGACGTCAACACCCATATCGACCTGCTGGCCGAGCAGGTCAACAAGAAGCTGATCGAGATCATCGAGCAGACAGTGGAAACAGTCAGCAACTACCAGTAGAGAGCAGAGCACAATGCGCTTTGGAACAAAGAAGTCAGAAGCACCCGAAGAGTTCGACAACGACGGCCTGTACCTCCGCAACTTCAAGGACGGCGAGCAGAAGGTCCGCTTCCTCCAGGAGACGGACGACTGGATCGAGTTCCGCGAGCACTACACCTCCGACCGCCGCTCCTTCCCGTGCACGCGGGACAAGGACACGTGCCCCGGCTGCACCAGCGACGACGAGGACGTGCAGCGGTCCAGCCGCAAGTACGCCACCAACGTCCACGTGGTCAAGGGCAACTACGTTGCTCCTCACCGCATCCCGATCAGCCTCGCGAAGCGCATGTTCGCCCGCGCCGAGCGCAACGACGGGACGATCACCAACCGCGACTACATCGTCATGCGGTCGGGCAAGGGTCTGGAGACGGACTACGACGTGGAGGCCGACGACAAGTACGAGGTCAACATCAAGGCCTTGCTGAAGGATGGCAAGGACATCGAGGAGATCCTGGCGAAGTCCTTCGAGGAGAACGCCCCCGGTCAGGCTGCCAAGCCCGCCAAGGCGTCCCGCTTCGAGAAGGACGACGAGGGCGACGAGGTCGTGCCGCGCTCGGCTCGCCGTGTCGTCAAGGACGACGAGGACGAGATCCCTTCTGAGACCAAGTCCTCTGCCGCAGAGGATGACGACTTGGTGCTGGATGAGGATGCCCTCATCGACATGACGATCCCCGAGCTGAAGGCCATCGCGGCCAAGGCCGAGGTCGACATCCCCGCTGGGGCGAAGAAGTCGACCATCATTCGGCTCCTGCTGGATGAGGCAGGGGTCTAGCAACACCAGCGCTGCGTGGGCCGCAATCCGTGGGAAGGTGCGGTGGCCGCTTGCCCGTTCGAGTCGGGCCAGTGCACGGAGGTACGACATGGCAGTCATCATCGTCAAGCGAAGCAAGGAGCCTGAGGACCGCTCAACCAAGTGGGAGCGGCTCGCCAAGGAGTTCGACAGCAAGAATCCGCACGTGTTCCCGGAGTTGGAGCGCATCTGCGCGGAGGTACGTGACGCAGGCGTCAAGCGCTGCGGGTTCGAGATGATCATCGGGCAGTTCCGGTGGCGGTCGATGATGCGCACCTCGGGCGACCAGTACAAGATCAACCAGAACTTCGCCGCCTACTACTCGCGCAAGATGATGCGCGTGCATCCCGAGTGGGCGGGCATGTTCAACACCAGGCAGTTGCGGGGGTCCAAGAAGTGAGGATCAAGCGCAGCAGCAGCATCTGGAACCTTCACTCGCACTCGCGCTTCTCCGCTGGCGACGCGCTGCCCGACGTTAAGGACATGGTCAAGACCGTCGCTCGCTACGGGCAGCCCGCCCTTGGCTTGACGGACCACGGCAATATGGCGGGGACCATCCAGCTCTACAAGCACTGCAAGGCCGCGGGCATCAAGCCCTTCCCCGGCTCCGAGTTGTACGTCGTGCACGACCGCAACGACAAGAAGGCCAAGCGCCACCACATGTGCGTCGTGGCCTACACGACCGAGGGTTACAAGAACCTCGTTCGACTCAGCAGCCAGACGCACCGCAACTTCTACAACAAGCCGGTCATCGACCACGCCGACATGGCGGAGTTGAGCGAGGCGGGGCTGCTCAAGGGCATCGCCGCCACTTCCGGCTGCTACTTCGGCTTCATCGCTCAGGGCATCGTCACGGGCGACTTCAAGCACTCCATGCAGTTGATGAAGGCCTATAACGGCTGGTTCGACAAGTTCTACGTGGAGTTGCAGAACCACAACATCGACCACGGCGACGGCTGGAACGACAACGACCTTGCCGAGCAGTTGTTCCAGATGTCTTACGGGCTGGGCATACCAGCCGTTCTCACCCAGGACTCGCACTACTGCGAGCATGACGATCAGGAGATTCACAATGCGCTCAAGCGACTTGTTTCGTTCGGACCTGACCCCGACGACGCCACGTTTCCAGGAGACGGCTTTGGACTTGCCGACGCGCTCTGGTTCGCAGATCGCCACGATGCTGCCCGATACGCCTACGGCGCCGAGGGACTTGCAGACCTCCTGGGAGCCCATGACCTTGCCATTCCCGAGTTAGACACCTACCACTACAACATCCCGTTCACCGTCGACGACCCCGACAAGGAGTTGGAGGCGACCTGCTTCAACGCCTTGCTGGACATGAAGTTCGGCGGCAAGGCGCAGGCCGAGCGCGGTGCGCGTCTGGCGAGCGAGTTGGAGGTCATCAAGGACACCGGGATGGCGGGCTACCTCCTGCTGGTCAAGGAGGTCACCGACTGGTGCCGGATCAACAAGGTGTTCTACCAGGCGCGCGGGTCGGCCTCGGGGTCCATGGCCTGCTGGCTGCTGGGCATCACGCAGTTCGACCCGCTCAAGTGGGGGCTGTCGTTCGAGAGGTTCATCTCGCGTGACAGGACAAAGCCCCCGGACATCGACTTGGATGTGGAGCACTCCCGACGCAAGGAGTTGATCACCTACCTGCGCGGTCGGTTCTCGGTCACGCAGATCGGCACATGGCAGGAGTACAGCCTTCATGGAGAAGACGAGGATGACGACGGGGCAAAGGGCAGCCTTCGCGTCAAGTACTACGCTGCTCAGTCTCGGGCTGGCAGCCCTGTTGGCGCTTGGTCTGAAGTCCCTGAGGCAGACAAGGCACACCTCCAGGCCATCGCCGACATCGCGCCGTTTAGCGCGTATGGGACTCATGCGGCGGGTCTTGTCATCACCACCACCGAAGCGGAGCTGAACAACCTCGTCCCGCTGATGAAGGTGGCGTCCAGCGACACCATCGTCACCCAGTACGAGATGAAGGACGTCGAAGCACTTGGGCTGGTCAAGCTGGACGTCCTCGGCCTCAAGACGCTGTCCGTGCTGCACGAGTGCATGGACAACCTCGGCCGGGACATCTACGCGGGGCTGGACTGGATTCCGCTGTCGGACCCCAAGACGTACGCAGCCATCAGCCGCGGCGACACCGCGGGCGTCTTCCAGCTGGAGGGCTACACGGCCGCCAAGGGCTGCCGTCGTCTCAAGCCCACCAAGATCGCCGACATCGTCGCGGCCATGGCGCTGTTCCGCCCGGCCACGATGAACTCCGGTGCCACGGACGACTACATCTCCCGGCGCAAGGGCGAGTGGGAGGTGCCCAAGCGCCACGAGATCATCGAACGCCACACCCTCAAGACCTACGGGATCATGCTCTTCCAGGAGCAGGTCATCTCCATCCTGCGCGACCTGGGGATGGGCGCCGACGACCTCACCGCCTTCCTGAAGGCGGTCAAGGCGTCGAACGAGTCCATCGGGGACGCGGGCAAGGTGATCGAGGGCTACCGGGCGCAGGTGCGGGACATGGCCATCGACGAGGGCTTCACCAGCAAGGACTGGGACTGGCTGTGGGAGGCCATCGAGGGCTTCGCCGCTTACGGGTTCAACCAGGCCCACTCCACGGCCTACGGGCTGACCGCCTACCGCTGCGCCTACCTCGCCACCCACCACCCCGTGGAGTTCTTCGCCGCCCTGCTGAAGGTCGCTGAGGGCAGCCAGAAGCGCAAGGGGGAGCGGGAGACCAAGGAGCAGATCTACCTCCGCAACGCCCGCGAGCGGGGCATCAGCCTGCGCCGTGCGGACGTCAACATCTCCGGCTCGTCCTACACCGTGGACAAGAGGACGAACGCCATCCGCAAGGGGCTGGGGTCGATCAAGGGCATCGGCCCGAAGACGGCGGACAAGATCACCGCTGCCCGCCCTGCCGAGGGGTTCACCTCGATGGAGGAACTGTGCCGCCTGACCAAGGTCAGCGGGTCCGGCCCCTACTTGGAGGACGGCGACCTCCAGATCGGGGTCATCGGCAAGCTGCACGAGGCCGGGGCGCTGGACGATCTCCTGGAGGGCCGGTGAAGAACATCGAACTGGTCCGTCAGAGGGCCAACGGACACTGTGAGGCGATGGTCTACATCGAAGGCTCCGACGCTTGGACTAGATGCGGGCTCGGACCCGTGGAGGTTCACCACGCGTTGACCAAGGCCCGTGGAGGACGCATCCTCGACTCCATCAACGAGACCTACCACCTCATCGCGCTGTGCCCTCGCTGCCATGAGTGCGCTGATGGCGGGGATGCCTACAAGGGCGATGTCCTCATCGACGGTTACATCACCACTGAGAACGGCCAGATCGTCTACGACGGGTCCGACCAGTACCTGTCCGCCAAGTACCCGAGGAGGGCCTCATGATCCAGATCTACACCGCCCTGACGATGACTCCGAGCACGCAGTCCAAGAGGGTCGTCATGGAGATGGACGCGACCGATGCCTTCGCGCTGGCGACCATGCTCATCAACCTTGATCCGGCCGACACGCCGCCCGCGTGGGAGGGCTACGTCTCCGAGTTGTCCCGGCAGCTCATCGACCGCGGGAACGCGTGCCGGGCATGAGCCGCATGCCGAGGACGTGGGGCGACCACACCTTGTTCACTGACGCGGCGCTCAACCGGGCGGCGGTGGACATCGTGGGCATCTTCATGGGGACCCTACGCAAGTCGTTCGAGAAGACAAAGGCCAAGGAAGGCTGGCCTGACGACGCTGAGCCGACGTGGGAGATCCGCTGGACCTACACCGAGCCGTACGAGGAGCAGATGTGAGTCTCAAGAGCCAGATCGCGGCGGTCCAGAAGGGCCTGCCCATCACGGTCATGCACGAGGAGTGGATGACTGCCAACCCCGAGCCGCACTACTCCAAGGCAGCCCAGGAGTTCGCCGCCACGCAGTTGGCAGGCAAGTCCGGCTCCCAGCGGCTGCGCAAGCGCATGTTCCGCGCATCCTCGGCGGGTCAGTGCACCCGCAGGCAGGTGCTCGCCATGGCAGGTGTCCCGAAGATGGAGAAGATCACCCCCGACCTCGCCGCCATCTTCGCCACGGGCCACTTCATCCACCTCAAGTGGCAGATGCAGGGCCTGACGGCGGGCTGGCTCAAGGTGGCCGAGGTCCCGGTGGACCGGGACGACCTGCGGGCCGGTGGCACGATGGACGGGATCTGCCATGACGACGGCGGGTTCGAGCTCAAGAGCATCAACTCCCGTGGCTTCGGGTCGGTCAACACCTACGGCCCGAAGGACATGCACGACTTCCAGGTCCATCACTACATGTACCTCGGGGGCCTGGACCACTTCTCCATCGTCTACGAGAACAAGGACACCCAGGAGTGGCGGGAGTTCCTCGTCCCCCGCAACGAGAAGACGATCAGGGACGTCCGCGAGTCCATCGAGCGGCTGAACGAGTACCTGGACAACAAGAAGCTGCCGCCCGTCCTGCCTGAGTGCGCGGCGATGTCTCCGGTCGGTCCCTTCCGCAACTGCCCGTTCAAGGACTCCTGCCTGAAGATCAAGATCTTCCCGAGGGGGAAGGAGTGAGCGTTCGCATCCGGCGTGCCAGCTCCACGGACGTCCAGTTCGGCAGGACGCTGTCCAGCGTCGAGGTCGAGATCGGCCTGGACTCCGTGGAGCACCTGTGGGCCGAGTTGCAGGGCTACGTGGACATCCTGCTGGGCCGCGAGCCCTCGCCCATTGACTCGCCCTACCTCGCCATGATGGAGGTCGCTACGGCCTACTACGCCCGAGCGCAGGAGATCGACATGCGCATCCACGCGGCCGAGCGCGAGGGGCTGGTCCACCGTGGCTCGCCGCTCTATAAGTTCAGGACAGGGGAACTGAAGGCCTTCATCGAGCTTGCTCGCAAGTGCGCTGACCTCGGTTCCCGACGACTCACCCAGGAAGCACTCCTCGCAGACGCCAGAAGGGCGGATTCGCTATGAACATGATCGAGTTCGACACCATCAACGCCCTCATCCTTGAGGCCGAGGTCGACCCCAACGATGTGGCCGAGATCCTGATCAGCCCCAACGGCGTGATCATCACCCTCTACGTGCGGGTGCCCGTAGACGGCGGGAAGATCGCCGGTCAGCTGATGCTCCACAACGGGGACGTCATGGTCACCAAGCGGGTCTACGAGATCCACCGCGCTGACGACCATGTCCACGAGGAGGCCGTGGACGTCGGGCACGTCCATGACTAGGGTCACCATCTTCGGCGGTCATAGGGATGGCGAGGAGTACAACGTCCCCGATCCGCTTCCGCAGGAGTACATGGAGCCGGGAATGCTGCCGCCTGCTGCCTTCCTCACCGCTGAGGAGACTCCCTTGGCCGAGTTCCCTGTCATCCGGTACCGGCTGGAGTGGATGGCGCGGATCTACGTGGACGACGAGGGCAACGAGACCGACCGTCGCAAGTGGCCGGTCTACGTCCATCCCGACATCAACGTGAAGGCTCTCAATGGCTGAGCATCTGCCCGAGTGCTTCCTAGCCGAAACCGTCATCGTGAGCGGCGTCTGCATCTGCGACCGGCTTCGCCTGGCACGCGACCGTGGGTACGGCGAGGCGATGGACGACGGGTGGGGTGAGCCGGGTCACATCAAGGTCGCTGTCGAATCCGAGCAGGACCGTATCCGCAAGGCGGTGGAGGGGTTGAAGGTCATCCACGTCACTTGGGCAGACCCCGGTGACAAGTGGGCGCACCTGACGGCTGTCACGTCAGTAGATGGCATCCTCGCTGTCATCGACGGGGAGGAGACACCATGAGCATCCAGCGGTGGACGCAGGTAAGCGTGGTCGGGCGCATGGAACCGTCGATTGGTGGCCGCTACGTCACCTACGCCGACCACGTTGCCGCCGTCGCGGAGGCCGAGCGACGTGGCATCAAGGAAGGCAAGAACCTCACCGTGAACTGGGCGCAGGCCTACGCCGATGGGTACGCAGACGGCGAGGAGCAGGGCCAGCGTGACGCCATCGCTGCGGGTGGCGGAATCCACGGTACGGACTGCACCTTCCTATCTGGTGGCTCCTGCAACTGCCACCCAGAGACCTCCCCCGATGGTGAGGCGTCAACTCCTCACGCCACCGCCCCCATCGGTTCCGAAACCAGCGTGGCCCCGGCTGGTGAGGACTACGGGGCGCCCGCTCGCATCGACACCGTGGAGTACGGGAATATGCGCTACGAGCAGGGCGTGCGGGACGAGCGAGCCGCTCTAGACGCCTGCCAGTCCGTCGACGACGCGGTGCAACTGCTCCAGACCATCGGTCTGGACATCACCTACACCGACGAGGGATTGCGGGTCATCGCCCGTCAGATCGTTGGCTACGGCCAGCGTGACGAGCGGGAGAAGTGGATCGCTGAGTGCGAACTGATCGCTAAGACCGACGACGGATCAGCGACAGTCAAGCGAGCGATGGAGTACCTGCTGGATGTCCTCGCCATCATCGACGGGAGTGGCAATGGACGATGAGGATCTGTTCTACGAGGCTGTTCGGGCCATCACCCTGCTGGTGGCTCAGGCGGGTGGGGAGATCACCGTCACCGTGAGCACGATGCTCAATCTGAAGACGACTGACGTCCTCCAGAGGTTCAACAACCCCGATGGCTCCATCACCTACAGGGTGCTTGACATGAGCGCGGAGGACACCTAGATTCCTCCTTGCTGAACCACGGACCGGAACCTGCGAGGGAACCGGACTCAAGCGCCTCAGGACCCCCGTGGCCCGAGGACTCCAGCGGGACCTGAAATCCCGTAGGTGGGGAAGTAGGTAGACGACCGGCCTTGGCCGTTAGTTGACCGAGGACGGCCCCTAGGGAAACCTGGGGGCCTTTCCTTTTGCCCCACATGCGAGGACTGTGGTGGGTATGGACAACAACGTACTGCTGATCATCGACACCGTCCTGCTCGTCGTCATCCTCATCCTGGTGCTGCTCGGCTGGCGAAGATGAGCCTCGTAGGGATCATCATCATCGTGCTGGTGATCCTTCTGGTCCTCGCCGTGGTCGGAGTCTTCTGAGTGATGTGACCCGCTCAGTACGCTTGGTACTGGGAGGTGCTCATGGGGAACCCGACCCCGAAGCAGCCGATCGTCCTCAACGACGACGGCTCCATCAGCGTCCTGGTCTTCCGTGGCAGGACCCTGCGGATGAACATCCGTCACGCTGGCCTGACCAACTCCACGGGCTACAAGGCCCGCTTCGCCATGACCGCCAAGTACGACGAGACCCCTGTCGTCACCGCCTCATCGGACGATGGGTCGATCACCTTCGAGGCGGCTCTCGCGCCCCTGACAGGGACCTGGGTGAAGATCGTCGTACCCGACGAGGACATGACCCTGGTGGGCCTGCGAAGCGGGAAGCTGGACATCCTCCTGGAGGAGCCGTCCGGCCAGGAGGTCCCCTTCGTGGTGGGTGACTGGATCGTCTGGAAGAACGTGGCCGAATGAGCGTCTCCGAGGTCACCTTCAACGAGGACCTCCTCGTCGTCACGGTGGACACCACGGCTCCCCCAGAGGTGGTCATTGAGCCTGCCGTCGTCGTGGTGGAGATCGCCGCCACCGGATTGCAGGGCGGAACCGGCCCCGCTGGGGACCCCGGAGTCCCCGGCCCACCCGGACCCAAAGGCGATCCCGGCGACGTCACGGTCACGGGGAACGTCTACTACAAGCACGACCAGATGGTTGCCTCGGACGTCTGGCTGATCGTCCACAACCTCGGGTACCACCCCAACGTCGCGGTCCAGGACTCTGGTGGAACGTCATGGGAGACTGAAATCGAGTACATCGACCTGAACTCCTTGTACTCACGCTCGTCGTTCGCATTCGCCGGAACGGCTTACTGCACCTAGGAGATAGACATGGCCGCACGCAAGGTAGGCGTACCCTTCGACTTCCAGAAGCTGGAGATCCAGAACGCTGTCATCCAGAACCTGGCGGCAGCTCCTGGCACCCCCGTTGAGGGCCAGATCTACCACGACACGGTCTCCCACTCCCCGTGGTACCGGAGCAACTCCGCCTGGGTGAACCTGAACCCGGCCTCCCTGCTGGGACTGGCCAACACGTGGACCTCCACCAACGTCTTCAACGGCGCGGTCACGGGCAATAGCACCATCAACCTGACCGGCGTGGGCGGGTCCAGCGTCGGTGGCGTGTTCAGCGCCACCCAGCACACCGCCACCGGCCAGACCGGCGCTGCGGTGTCCACCAAGTACGCGGGCGGCACGGCCTCCGGCGCCCCGGCCTCGGGCACCTTCGCCACGGGCGACTGGATCGTCACCACGGGCGGCGACGTCTGGATCAACACCTCGGGCGGCACCCCCGGCACCTGGGCGCGGGTCGGCAACTGGGTCTTCGGCGCGAACAACACGTGGTCGGGCACGAACGCCTTCAACGCGGCGGTGTCGGGCACTGGCTCGATCACCATGTCGAACACCATCTCGGGCACGGCGCTCATCGCCACTGGCCTGACGGGTGCCACGGCCGCCTCCCGCTACGTCGGCTCCACCGCCTCGGGCTCTCCGGCCACCGGCACGTTCGTCACGGGTGACTGGATCGTCTCCCAGAACGGCGTGATGTGGGTCTGCACCGCGGGCGGCACGCCGGGTACGTGGGCCTCGGCTGGCGGCACGGTCTACAACCAGTCGATCAAGGCCAACAACGCTGCGGCGATCACCCAGCGCAACGTCATCAACTTCGTCAACGGCACCTACACCACGGCCACGGCCACGGACGTCTCGTCCCAGTCGGACGTCAAGTTCGATGTGGCCATCGGAACCCCCGTCTCCGTTGCATTCGGAGGGACCAACTCCAACGGAACCGGCACTGCGCTTGCATTGGCCAACCACCAGCATCAGGGGCCGACCCACGACGGTGCTGCCCACTCGGCAGTCACGATCAACCACCTCGGTGCGACCACCGCCGACTTCTCGATGGCCTCGCACAAGATCACGAACCTGACTGATGGCACGGCGGCCACTGACGCGGCCACATGGGGACAGGTGCAGGGACTCATTCAGGGGCTGGACTGGAAGGCCTCGGTCCGCACCATCGCCCTCACGCAGGGGGCCCTCGCCACCGCCTACGCCAACGGCCAGACCCTCAACGGCCTCACGCTGGCCACGGGCGACCGCATCCTGCTGGCAGGCCAGACGGCAGCGGCTGAGAACGGCATCTACATCGTTGCTTCCTCGGGTGCGCCCACGCGTGCGACAGACGCTGATGCGAATGGCGAGATCGGCATCGGAACGGTGGTCCCGGTCGAAGCCGGTACGGGCGTGGCGAACACGTTCTACTACTGCACCGCCACTGCCGCCACTCCATGGGTGCCGGGAACCAGCACTTCCACGTGGGCCTTCATGTTCACGGTCACGGCCACGCAGGCGGGCAACGGCCTCACCCAGTCCTCCAACATCCTCGCGGTGGGCGCGGGCACGGGCATCGCGGTCACGGCAGACGCCGTGGCAGTGGACCGCACGGGCACCAACAACGCCCATGTCCCGCAGCTGTTCACCACGGCCACGCACGCCTCGGCCACCTCGATCGCCATCACCCACAACCTCGGCCAGCAGTGGGTGATGGCCCAGGTCTACGAGGTGGCGACCCTCTCGCAGGTGGAGGTCGACGTGGTGTGCACGAGCACCTCGGTGACCACCTTCAACTTCGCGGTTGCACCTACCGCCAACACCTACCGCTTCGTCATTCACGGATAGAGTTCGTCTATGGCGAGCAGGAAGTCGCTAGTCCCCTTCACCTTCCCGGCTTCCACGACGGCCGGGGCCTCGGCCAACATCCCTCACGGTACGGCGCCCTCCGCTCCTACCAACGGGGACGTGTGGACGACCACCGCAGGCCTGTACGTGCGGGTCAACGGAGCAACGGTCGGCCCGTTGGGAACCGGTGGTGGGGGCGGAGACGTCTACCTCGCCAACAACCAGACCTTCACGGGCAGCAACGTCTTTGACGAGACGTCCACCACGACGACCACTTCCACGTTCGACACCATCTCCCGCGCTCCTGCCGCGCCCACCACGGACTACGGCAGCGTGTCGATAGCGCCAGCCCTGATCTCCGTCGACGTCTTCTCGGCTGCCGGGACCAAAGACGTCAACATGATGCTGACCGGCTCCAGCGGGGCGTTCTACTCGTCAGACAGCGCGACGAACACCGTCACCCAGATCATCGCGTACACCGATGGCCACGCCAAGATCCGCGCCTACGACACCGGGGCGGAGACCAACCTCTTCGTCTACCCCACCTACGCCAGCATCGCTGGTGGCAAGTTCCTCCTCGCCACCTCGGTGGCGGGGTACGCGAGCATGAACCTCCCTCACGGGGTGGCCCCGACCTCACCCGCCAATGGCGACCTCTGGACCACCACGAGCGGCCTCTACGCCCGCATCAACGGGTCCACGGTCGGTCCCTTCGGCGGGGTTGGAGCAGACGGCGCACCCGGCGCTCAGGGGCCCATCGGCCAGTCGGTCATCCCCTACGGGCGTGCTGGGACTATTGCGGTGGCTACCGGCGTCACCAAGTTCCGCTTCCCCTTCGCCGCCACGATCCTCGGCGTGAGCGCGGCTGTGGGGACAGCACCCACGGGTGCCTCGCTCATTGTGGACGTGAACAAGAACGGCACCACGATCTTCACTACGCAGGGCAACCGACCGGCTATTGCTGACTCCGCCCTGTATGCGACTGAGGTCACCAACATGGACGTCACCTCCTTCGCGGCGGGCGACTACCTGACGGTGGACGTCGACCAGATCGGCTCCACCGTCGCGGGGTCCGACCTCGTGGTGTTCATCCGCTACCGGGACTCCACGGGTGGCGGAATCCTCAACCAGACGATGACCGTGGCGCTGAGCGATGAGGCCACAGCCATCACGACAGGCACGGCCAAGGTGACCATGCGAGCGCCCTCGGCCATGATCCTCACGCAGATCCCCCGCGCCAGCCTGAACACCGCGTCCAGCTCGGGCAACCCCACGGTGGACATCAACGTGGGCGGCTCCTCCATCCTGCATGCCACCAACAAGCTGGCCATCGACGCGAACGAGAAGACCTCCACGACAGCAGCCACGGCCACCTCCCTGGTCACCACGAGCATCGCTGACGATGCGGAGATCACCTTCGACATCGACGTGGCCGGGACAGGGGCCAAGGGCCTGAAAGTCGTCCTCTACTACACGGTGCCGTGATGAGCGGGAACCTCCTGATCAACCCGTTCTTGATGCAGGTTGTCGCCACAGTTCCCGATCAGGTCACCAATCTCGCTGTCGACTGGGGAAACACGTGGGAGGACGCTGGCGGCTGGTGGCTGGCGATCACATGGACGGTCCCCGGCAACGGCGGATCAGCGATCACCGGATACGAGTGGGAGGCGACCAATCAGACGTTCAGCCCTACTTCTGGATCGTTCGGTCCTGTCAGCGGTTCACTCGCTGACGTTGCGATGATGGACGGCTCCAGCGACCCTCACGACTTCCGCCTTCGGGCAGTCAACGCGATAGGCGCTGGCGCTTGGTCTAGTTACGTGACGTTCCAGCCTTAGGAGATCACATGCCCTACCCACACCTGGCCGAGTGCGGCCACTCCACTCACGGAGTCACCTGCGGGCTGTATGAGACGGCAACCTGCTTCCAGTGCGCCAAGATCGTCGCCGCCAAGTCCGCTGGGCGGGATGATATGTACAACATCCTGTCCACCGACCCGAGCATGGAGGTCCAGTTGGCCGCCATGAACGCCCTGAACGCCTGCATCTACGTCATGCCGGAGTTGATGTGAGCAACCCCTTGGAGGAGATGTAAATGGCCATCACGTCCGTCGATGACTACATCGCGTCATCGAAGCAGATCATCCCGTACGTGAAGACGGCGACGACCACCGTCGTGGCAGCCAACCGCTGCTCATCCTTCGACAAGGCGGGCAACCCCGGCGCGGGCACGCTGTCGGCGGGCAACACCGCCAACGGCGTGGTCCCCACCGATGCCACGGCGGGATACCCGGTCATCAACGCGTTCGGAGGGAGCGCCACCGGCTACCTGTCGCGGATCAACTTCAGCGGGAGCGTGGCAGGCAGGCTTGAGGTGTGGGACCGGCTGTTCTCCTGCGGAGCGCACGCCACCACCCCCACCCGCACGATCACGCTGGCCTCGGTCCCCTCGTTCTCCTCCCGCGTCCCCAACTCCGACTACACGGGGCTGAGGATCTTCCTTGAGGTCACGACCACGCTGGCTTCGAGCGCGACGACGGTCTACGTCACCTACACCAACCAGGCGGGCACGACGGGACGGACCTCGGGCACCACGGCCTCCCTGTCGGGCTTCGTGATCGGGCGCTGGGTCGAACTGCCCCTTCAGGCGGGCGACTCGGGTGTCCAGTCGATCCAGACCATCGTCGTGGGCGGCACTGCTGCGGCTACGGGTGCCTTCAACATCAACGTCATGCGTCCGCTGTGGACGGGGCGCGTGCCAGCAGCCAACTTCCAGGACATCCACGGGCTGGACAAGACGGGGCTGCCCATCGTCTACGCGGACTCGGCGCTGCTGGTGTGCATGATCCCCGACTCCACCTCCAGCGGAACGGTGGACTGTCAGCTGGAGATTGCGAACCTGTAATGGCGATCACGACCTTGGAGCAGTTGCGGTCTGCGCCGACGCAGGTTCTTTCCTACCAGAAGATCCTGCAAGGCACAGGGCCGCGAGTTCAGGTCGGATACCCCACGGCTCTGGCGGCATCGTCGGCAGGCCTGACGCTTGGCAACACGACGACGGGCATCGTGCCCACGGGTGACACTGCTGGCTTCCCCCACATCGACACCTTCGGGGCAGGGGCGACGGGGTACCTGGCCAGCCTTCAGGTAGCCCAGTCGGGCCAGGGGCTGGTGACCATCTACGACGCGGTGTTCGGCGTGGGAGCGCTGTCCCACCTGACCGTGCAGACCTTCACGCTCGCCAGCCAGCCGTCCTACTCAGGACGCATCCCCAACTCCGACTACACCAACACGGTGCTGGCGTGGGAGGTCTGTGAGGCCACCTCGTCTGGGACGTCGGCGGTGACCGTGGGCTACACCAATCAGGACGGGACGGCAGGCCGGGTGACGAGCCAGACAGGCATGTCCGGCAGGGCGGCGGGATACGTGAACTACTTCACCCTCCAGTCAGGCGACACCGGGGTGCAGTCGGTCCAGAACATCACCATCGTCGGCACCTCGCTCACCACAGGATCGTTCAACGTCTGGGTGCTCAGGAAACTGCCACTGTTCCCCACCATGTCATGGACCATCCCCGAGGAGCGCTTCTACGACCTCTTCGAGACCGGTCTGATGCCGGTCCATCAGGACACCGCGCTGTGGGTGGCCAGCGCGGCGACATCAGCGGGGCTGAACGCCCTGTTCGAGATTGCGAACGGCTGATGAGCATCGTCTCGCCCAGGCACCTGGGGCCGCTGGACGTCGATGGCTACCCCATGCGCTTCTACGGGGGCCAGCGCTTCCACATCTTCAGCGGGTCAGGGTTCCCCTCAGCGTCAGCGACCACCTACACCGGGGTCGGGGTGCAGGCCATGCTGACGAGCTTCCTGTTCGACCCCGTTCCCCCTCCGCCTCCCCTGGTGGAGTCGTGGGGCTTCCTGAGCCTGTAGGGACGGTAGACGCTCGGGGGACAATAGGACCATGGAGCAGGCATGATCAGGTTCATCAACAAGCGCGGCTGGCACCCGGTTGGGCTGGGATTGAGCCTCTACCTGCTCGGAATCCTCGCGTTCAACCTCTTCCACATCGACGTGATCGAGAACCTCTTCCTGTCCGACCTGCTCATCGCCTTCGCCTCGGTGGCACTGGTGTCCATCACCGCAGGATGGGCGGTCAACAACTCCCGGATGCTCTCGGTGGGGTTCATCCTCACCGGCTTCACGACCGTGACCAGAAGCGTGTTCATCGGGGTGGACCACGGCTGGGATGCCATAGGGGTGTGGCTGGGGCTGGCGGTGGGGGTCATCGCCATAGGCTCCTACGTCAAGGAGGGCCATGCCCGCCAGAGGGAGCGTCTAAATGTCGCCAGGTCTTGATAGCGCGATAGCCGTGCTGGCGGGGGCCATCGCCACGGCCATCGGCCTGTGGGCCAACTACAAATGGGGACCTGCGGCCAAGGAGCGCAAGTACGAGCGTCGGGTCAACATCCGCGTGCGGGAGCGCGATCGGGTGGAGGGCCGTGACGATCGTCATGAGCGCGAGAACTGGGACGCGCCGCTTCCTGAAGAGGACTAAAAGCCTGAGAGTGCGTTACAGTCCGTCCCAAGATGACCGCCATCTGGGGAGTGGACCTTGGAGTACGGAGCCTCTACGTTGCCCGCCTTGATGACGGGCGCCTGGATCTCTACTCCCATAGCAGCCTCCGTATCCACAAGCAGGACCGATGCGTTGAGCTCTCTGCCCTTAGAGCCTGGCTTCAGCAGTTCCCGCCCGCTGGTACCTGGTGGGCGGAAGAACCCCCGCTGGCAGGCGCTCGCAACCTCCAGACTTTCCTCCACCTATCGCAGGTCAGTGGCGTTGTGGCTTGCTCTACACCGGCCACCCTCGTCCCCGTATCCACGTGGAAGCTCGGGACGGTAGGCAATGGGTCAGCCTCAAAGGACCTCGTCGCTCGGTGGCTCAAGCGTCGCCATCCGGCCCACTTTGAGGCTTGTGCCGGTAATCAGAACTACATCGACGCCACCTGCATCGCGCTCTATGGAGCGAGTCTGGGTGCGGGCTGACCTGCTCGTCACCACCCAGACCTACCCCGAGGCCGTGGTCACCGAGCAGGTGATCCGCCGCAACCTGATGCCCGAGTGGCACGAGAACGCCAAGTGCCGCACCGTGGAGAAGCCCGACGACATGTTCTTCGGGGAGAAGGACCCGGAGGAGGACGGCTACACCACCAGGACCTCCTTGACCATCACCAAGATCCGTGAGGTCAAGGAGTTCTGTCGTTCCTGCCCCGTTTTTGTCCAGTGCCTGACCCATGCCCTGACCACACCGGAACGTCACGGAATATGGGCGGGGACATCCAAGAGGACACGGGGACGCATCCTCGCCCTCGTAGACTTGGGGGAGGTCACCATCATCGAAGTGGTGCAGGACTACCTGGAGGGGAGGGAGAAGAAGTATGAGTCGATCCGACGTCGCGATGCGTGAGGACGGGCTGGCCATCCGCGGCTCCGTCCAGGACAACGCGTACCAGGCCTACCAGATGCACCTCGGGGGCAAGGACTGGGAGGAAGTGGCCAAGGTCCTCGGCTACGCCAACGGCAAGACCGCTCAAGTCGAGGTGCGCCAGTACATCACCCGCGCGGCCGTCCAGATGGACATGGCGAAGCGGGAGGAAGTCCTCGGCATCGAGATGGCTCGCCTCGATGCCCTCCAGAGCGCGGTGTGGGATGCCGCCATGGACGGGGACACCAAGGCCGTGGACAGCGTGCTGCGGGTCATGGCCCACCGCGCCAAGCTGCTGGGACTCGAACTCATCGCCCAGGGCAATGGGACCGTCAACCACAACACTGTCGTCGTGCAGGGGGACACACAGGACTTCATTCGCTCGCTCCAGTTGGTGAATGGCGGGCAGTCAGAGTGAAGCCACAGCCAAAACCTGAGGATGCAATCCCCCGAGATTCGATGGGGTTCTTCAACCTCGGGAAGGGCTGGACTCCTCTGGAATACGTGCTGGTGGTCAAGTGCCTGAACCCCGAAGGGGAGGTCAGGTACCGGGAGATGACCTCCAAGTCGCTCACGCCCACCGAAGCCCTTGGCATGGTGGTGAGCATGGGGGACACTCTGCGGAACAGGCTCATGCGCAATGCCAGCAACTTCCGCGAGGAGTCATGAACGCCACCGTCGTCTGCTCCCACTGCAACACCTGCGTGCCTGCGGGCAAGTACTACGAGCACCTCCAGACCCAACACGATGAGGATGAGGACTGATGCAGCAGATAGCCGAGTACAGCCTGTGGGCGCTGCTGGGGGCATTGGCCTACACCGGCATCCACATGACCATCGTGGAGATCAGGGCTTCCAGGAAGCTGGAGCGCGAAGCGCTCAAGAAGACCTACACCCACGACTATTCAGGTCTGGACAGGCTCGATGGGCTGGTCAGGGATGGAGTGGCCCAGATGCGCGAGGACCAGGAGCGCCAGAGGCGCTCGGAGCACATTCGCTGGATGGAGGGCTCATGATCGGGGACAAGGACCTCATCAACCGCTTCGGATACCACCCGCCCAAGGACGAGGTGATCGTCCAGAAGCACGAGACCATGAGGACCACCTGCCTGGCCCTGGCGCGGATCATGGACTCCTCCCTGCCCGATGGGCGGGAGAAGAGCCTCGCGATCACCAAGTTGGAGGAGGCCATGTTCTGGGGGAACGCTGCCATTGCCCGTGACCCTGAGCCGAAGGGGAAGTACGCATGACCTTCTTTCGCGAGGAGGATGTCTACCGCGCCTTCGGGCTGCGGGTGACCAAGAAGGGCAAGATCAAGAACATCAAGCGGCAGAGGATCAACGGGATGCGCCCACACTTCGTCATCCTTGACGAGATCAAGGAGTACACCGAGGAGGAGCGAACCTGCCCTACCTGTGGGGATAGGGACTTCCGCCATCTGCCCTCCTGCACTGCCCAGCGCAACGCCCCCATCCAGTGGGTCAACTCCCATGAGCGCACCTGCGCCTGCTTCTACTGCCGATACGACGTGATGGAACCGGAGCCGACCAGATGAAGGACAGCACAGGGACGTTCCTCTCCTTCGTGATCGGGCTGAGCCTGCTGGCCCTCATCGCGATGGTCGTAGGGCTGCACGAGGTGGGGTGGAGATGATCAAGGAGACCTGCTCCTGTGGGGCACACTTCGAGTACACCCCCACTGGGTACAACCCGGTGAAGGAAGCAGACGCTGCCAAAGAGTGGCGCAGGGAGCACAGGCACACTGCAACAGCGCAGGAGATCATCGACTCCATCCCCGAGGACTGGAGGTTCAACCCCCAGCGCTATGGCTCAGGGACAGCCAAGGCAGGGGTCGGGGAGTACACCCTCAACGAGGACTTCGTGGTTGCCCACAATGGTGAGCCGTGCTGGATCGGCAAGAGGCCCATCCCCGACGGCTGGGACCAGTGGGCCATCGCCTACAAGAAGAACTACATGAGCGTGGTCGATGACATCTCCATCCCCGAGCCACCCGAGCCCTTCGCCAAGCCCATGAACGTCCGCACCGCCATGTTCGACAGCCCTGCGTGACGTCGCTGGGAGGATAGAGCTATGAGAGACGCATTCGGGGTAGAGCGCGGGGACATCTCCAAGGGACTGTTCCAGCCAGCAGCCGTAGCGGCCAAGAACAACTTCAGGGCGGGCTTTGGGGCCAACCCCGTCAAGCGCTACCTGACCACCCACTTCCCCCGCACCACCAAGGCGGGACGCAATCAGCTGCGCAGGGTGAACGCCAACGCTGCGTCCACGCGTGCAGCACGCGTGGAGCAGAGCAACAAGGATCTCGCTGCTGGGCGTCGTCATGACGCCGAGATGGCCCGGTGGAGGGCGTCGCAGTAGTCAGCCCTGCGTGACGCCCCTGAGAGACTGGTCATAGCCAGCAGGGTGAGGTGGGCATAGCCCTGCTGGCCCGACTTAGGAGGACAGATGCAGGACGCATTCGGTGTTGACCGGGACCTCGTGAGCAAGGGCGAGAAGACCAAGCGAGCAGCCATCATCGGTGGGTCAGCAGCAGGTGGTGCAGTGCTGGGCAATGCCCCTCTGGCAGCCCTGGCAGCAGCCCAGCGTGGCTCAGTGGGCTACGGCGAGAAGGGCAAGCACGCTGTCCACTCCCGCAGCGGAGCGCTCAAGGGCGCAGCCAAGGGCGTAGGCGGGGCGTACAACCCGATGGAGTGGGCACGCACAGCGCGGGTCAAGGGCGGCAAGACAGGCCTTGCCCTGGCAGCGGTCCCCGTCCTCGGTGGCGCAGCCGCAGGTGGCTCGTTCGCCGCCCACAAGACCAAGGTGGCCAAGTCCGACAAGACCTCGACGGTCATGGGCATTGCCGGTGGCGGTGCAGGCGCAGGCGCTGGGGCTGGCGTGGTGGCAGCGGGACGCAAGACGTGGAACGCCGACCATCTGCCCACGAAGGCCCAGACGCCCCTGGAGAGCAAGATCTGGGCAGGTCACCAGCTCCATGAGGGCGGAACGCCCTCCATGAAGGACATCCGCACGCCGGGGGAGAAGGCTGCGGGCAAGGTGTTCAACCCCAAGCTCGGGCGCATCGGTCGCTGGGGCAAGGGCAAGACGGCCGCTGCTGTCGCTGCCCCTGCTGTCCTGCTCGCGGGTGCAGGAGCCGTTGCTGGTCGTGGGCGCAACAAGGACGCGAAGGTCCACCTGTGATCAGCGCGTTCGGGGTCGTTCACAAGGCCATGACCGAGGCTCAGGCCGATGCCATGCTGCGGGGAGGAACACCCAAGCCCAAGTACACCGGCCCGGACATGACCGAGCGTGGCCGCCTGATGGCGCGGATGGACACCCGCGAGGTCATGCGCTACACGGCCTCTGACGCCTTCCCGCGCAAGAAGGGCAAGGTGGCTGCCAAGCTGCTCAAGCTGGTGCGCCGATGACCGATGCCTTCGGAGTCAACAAGTCCCTCCTGGATGTGGTTCGTCCAGTCAAGAGGGGCGCTCAGGCTGCTCAGAAGGTCAAGCTCGTACCAGCACAGCCCGGCAACTTCGTCCACTGGGACCCGGTGAAGGCCAAGGCTCTCCTCGATCCCGCAACGAAGAAGGCCGTTGCCACCCAGCAGGAGCGCTACGCCACCCGCATGTCGTTCGGCAAGAGCGATGCCTTCGGGGTTGAGCACGTGTCCAAGGGCGCAGGAGCGCAGAAGGTCATCTCGCGGGGCAGGACGCTCACGCTCAAGGCCAAGGAGGCGCCCGTCAAGGCGCAGGTCAACGTCCTGTCCGCAGGGGACAAGCTCGTGCACTCCAGCAAGCGTGGACGACGCGCCATGGGCGCCTTCATGCAGCAGATCGGCTACCGGCCTGACTACCTTGGGATGGCAGCAGCAAGCCTGCCCAAGACCCTGCTGAGGACCGCATGACCGATCTCACCATCGTCGCCAAGGTCACCAGGACAGCCCTGAGCCTGGGTGACCTGGACATCAACGACCACACCTCCTATGTGCTGGCAGGTCCCTCGGCCATGGGCGCGCAGGTGTCCTGGGACCGCAGGCAGGTGTCCGCCCCCTGGGTGGATGGGGACATCACCGTCTCCCGCAGGCGGACCAACGTCATGGAGCCCCTGAGCGTGTACGTCAAGGGCAGCACGCAGGCGGACATGGACACCAAGATCGGTGCCCTCATCACCGCCTTCTGCCAGGACCGCTACACCCTGATGATCACCGTGGGCTCCCAGCAGCACGCATGGGACTGTGAGGCCGCGGACTACATGGTCCAGTTCGACACCGTCCACCTGCACGCCCTCTACGCGGTGACGACCTTCCAGGTCCCGCGCAAGCCCGTCGCGCTGAGCGGAGCGTTCTGATGCTGAGCCAGTACGGGGCCAACCTCATGGTGGGCGTGCTCACCGGGCAGCAGACCATGCCCACCAGCCTGTGGCTCGCCCTGCTGGACACCACCGCTGCCGCCGATGACACGGGCACGGACATCGCCGCCTACGAGCCCACGGACCCTGCCTACGTGCGCCAGGAGATCCCCCTGGACGGGCTGACCTCCTGGACGGCGACCACGGCGGGTGCCAGCCTGTTCACGGCACCGCTCATCTACTCCAACGCCGATGCCGACTGGCCCATCCTGCGCCACTACGCGCTGTGCACCGAGAGCGTCGATGGTGAGGTCGTCCTCTATGCGCCCCTGCCCTACACGGTGACGATCAAGGCCCTGTCCTTCGTCACGATCCCGTCCAACTCCCTCTCGGTGGAGGCGTTCTGATGGGCTCCTACCTCGTCCCCATCCTCAACCACATCATGGGCATCGAGCCCTTCCTCGCCTACGAGTGGTACATCGGCCTCTACACCCCAGGAGGCGAGCCCAAGGTGGACCTGGCCGCCTGTGAGATTGCTGGCACCCGCGTCGCCCTCGTCCCCGATGCCGATCTCCAGCCCTATGACACGACGGCGTTGACGAACAACGCGGACATCACCTTCCTCAACCTGCCCGCAGGGGCCATCGCGGGATGGTTCGTGGTCAACGGGCTGACCGAGATGGACGTGTCATGGTCGGGTGGATTCAGCACCTACGTGAACGTGGGCGAGGGCGATAGCCTCGTGCTGGGGTGGAACCGGGTGATCTTGCAGATGAACGACGGGACGACAGCCCTTCCGCCTGATGGCGGTGGCGGTGGCGGCGAAGGATGACTACTGAGGAGAACTGATGGGCAAGTTGTCGAACACGTACGCGAACCTCACGTTGGACATCGCCTTTGGCAAGGCGACCAACACCTTCCCCGCGATCTTCTACGTCGGGCTGTCCAGCACCGAGCCCACGGACACCGGCACCAATGTCACCGAGCCTGCGGGAGGCAGCGGGTATGCGCGTGTGGGCGTGACCAACAGCGCCACCTACTGGAGCGCAGCAGTCTCGCGGGTCAAGGCCAACGCCCAGAACGTCACCTTCGCCGTGGCCACCGCCGACTGGGCCTCGGGCTCAGACCTCACCCACTTCGTGATCTACGACGCCATCTCGGGTGGCAACTTCGTGGGCTGGGGAGCCTTGGACAACCCCGCTCCTGTCCTCACTGGTGTCCAGGCTGCCTTCGCTCCAGGAGCACTCACCATCACGATGCCTGGGACGTAGTCCATGGCCACTCGCCTGTATGTCGACCAGGCGACTACTCCCCCGGTATCGCCTGCCTTTGACGCTGAGTGGAACGTCACCGCCAGCGCTCTTCGGCGTGCCATCCAGCATCGTCCCTCCTTGGTGACCACCACCACGACAGTGGTGAACACCGAGACCTCCACCACAGCCCAACTGGACTACCTCGCCTACCAGTTCGTGTCCGCCCCCTTGATCGGTGACCAGACCATCTCGGGCACGCTCAAGACGCTCCTACGCGCGCGTGAGTCCAGCACGGCGGGCGACTACCGACCGCAGATCATCGCCAAGGTCGTGTCCGGGGATGGCACGACCGTGCGGGGCACGCTCTATGCAGGTGACCTCGCCACCACGCTGGCCAATGAGCTGACCCAGTCGACGTCCTCGTACTACACGACGTGGTTCCCCGGTGGGGCCTCGACAGGGGCAACCCTGAGCAGCGTGGATGCCCTCGATGGGGATCGCCTCGTCGTCGAGGTGGGCGTCCGGGCATTCAACGTCTCGGCCACCTCCATGAGCGCCAGCATCCAGGCTATGGCTTACGGCTCCTACGCCGATGCCACAGCCAGCGGGTCCACGACCACCACGCTCAACACCTGGCTGGAGTTCTCCCAGGACATCGCGATGGTGGGCCAGCTCCATGGCGACATCGACGCCACGGCTGAGGTTGACCCGCTCCACCTGGACTACTCCTGGAACGCTGTCGGCCGCATGGACATGGCGACGGACCTCGTGGGTGACGCCGTCATGTGGGACCAGCGGACCTTCTACGGCGACCTGTCCATGACCATGGACATGGAGCTCTCCGCACACCTGAAGCTGAACGAGTACCAGTGGTTGAGCGGGAACATCGACGCCAGCACCGAGCCTGCCGGGGACATCTGGACCTTCCAGGGACTGAGCGGCTCCATGGACATGGCCACCGAGCTGACCGTGCATGCCTCGCGGGTGTTCCAGTTCGCCCCGTGGCTGTTCGCCCCCGTGTTCTCGGAGATCCTGATCATGGACCTCACGGAAGTCGAACCGCCCAGCCTCTACACGGAGATCGCCCTGGGGTCGGCCACCTTCTCGATGGACACCACGATGCGTCGTGCCATCGTCCACAAGACCATCGTGGTGCCTGAGCCCCCTGCTCCCCACGTTCCGCCCACGCCCGATCCCGAGGACCCGCCTGAGGCTGCCATCGACGTCACGCCACCCGTCGCGGGAGGCATCATCCTGCGTGCGCTGCATGGCATCGTGGTGGACATGGACACTCCCACGATCACGGACGGGAAGCCCTCCTCATGAGCTGGACCTACGACACCAGCGTCAACCCGAACGGGTACGGGCTGTTCTGGATCAAGGTGTGGAACACCAAGGGGGACGAGTACGACGTCACCTACCTTCGCGGCGTGCCCACAGTCGTGGAGAACATGACCTTCGCCGACCCCTTCGGGGATGCCACGGCCGTGCTCAAGTTCGCCCAGGTGACAGGCTTCGACGGGGTGACCAGCCTGCCGTGGCTCAAGGAGTTCACCAACGTCGACATCTACTGGCTGCCCTGCACCTCCACGCAGTGGAACACAGGCGAGCAGTTGGTCATCGACCCCATCACCAACCAGCGCACGCTCTATCTGCACGAGAAGGACCAGTTGGGCGATCCCATCCTGCCCATGTGGGAGGGCTTCTTCGTCAGCCTCGATCCCTCTCCCGAAGGGACATCGGTCACCTGCCAGGGCTGCCTGTACCAACTGGATCGCTACTTCGCCAAGCCCCTGTTCCCGTGGCGCCCCAAGACCGTGGAGTCGATGATCGCCCGCTACTTCGACCCGCGCAGGCGCGGGCTGTGGACGCAGCCGCTGGTGATCGAGTTCGGGGACGGCCCCTACACCGATACGGTCCCCGACTCCAAGGACTGCGTGATCAGGGACGGCGAGGACTGGACGCGCCGCTACACCGTCGCCAAGCGCAAGAAGTACCGCGACCTCGGCCCGCGCTACGTGCCCACGGGCATCTACCCCGGTGGGACCGAGTGGGACCCGGACCTGTCGACCTACGTGGTCAAGCCCGACCCGCCCTTCACGGGCTTCGTCACGCGCAACTCGGGGTCATGGGAGAAGGCCCTGACGGGCTACATCCAGGGCCAGCTGAGCATCCTCTACACCAAGTCCGACTCCTCCACAGCCCTGATGAAGGGCGACCAGTGGACGATCACCAAGGACCCCGGCCGCATCCCGCGCCTGTACGTGCGCAAGCAGACGCGCGTGCCCGACCTGGTGTGCTGGTACGGGCAGCCGGGCGTGGAGGTGCGCGTCAACAGGGATGGCAATCAGGCCTCCAACGTGGTGTTCGGCAACGGCCGCGGCATGGACGACACCTCGTGGACGACGGTCTTCCAGCCTGACGATGCCCCGTGGAGCGCATGGGAGCCGCTGGCGAGCATCAAGGACGTCCGGGGCATCAACGTCTACCACTACGGCTACGAGCCCCTCCCGACCGATCCTGACATCCCTGAGCTGCGTGACCCCACGCCCAGCCCCAAGAACCCGGCCGAGCTCTACTGGAGCGACGACCAGGTGCAGCGGCTCTATGACGGCTACGAGGGCTGGACGGAGCGCACCGAGGGCATCGTGGTGGCCGAGCGCATGGCGCAGTTCCCCGATGGGATCAACCTCGCCGATGCGCAGGAGATCTCGGAGAACTGGCTGGAGCGGGACAAGGACCCCGGCTGGTCAGGGGAGATCACCATCCAGGTGGACCTGCGCGACTCCAATGGCGACCCCGTGTGCAAGTGGGACATCCGCGCGGGCATGTGCATCCTGGTCAAGGGCTTCAACGGCTTCAACACCGAGGAGCAGGGGATCAACAAGTTCCACATCTCGCAGGTGAACATGAACCCCCAGGGCGGGTCGGTCTCCCTGACGGTGGACACCAAGTTCCGCGACCTGCTGACCGTGGAGGAGGCCATCGCCTCCGGTCGTGACACCCTCACACCCATCAAGGCGCTCCAGGTCAACAAGCGATCGGTGATGATCGACGACCTCGTCTACCCGTGGAACAACACCGCTGGCTCGGGCTACTTCCCGCGCTCCCAGCGCTTCACGGACTGGAGCACGTCCTTCCCCCACTTGGACGGGGAGGTCAGCACCTTGTCCGACCCGCCATCCAAGTTCTACAAGACCGACCATCGCACCACCATCACCGACTGGCCGAACACCCCCAGGCACATCCTCATGGGGGAGAAGATGCTCAACACGGTGACCAAGGACGTCCACCAGGGGAAGAACCCCTACGTGGCCGTGCACGCGGGAGATGCCGACCAGAACCGTCGCTGGGCCTTCATGCCCATGCTGCTGGCCCAGGCAGGGTCGATCAACCGCACCGAGTTCGCCGCCTACTACGAGGACGGCACGCTCGCGCCCGTGGAGTTCCACGTCAGCTTCTACTACGTGTGGAACATCGACCGATCGTCCATGCCGCTCAACCCCGACACCTCGCAGCACGCTGCCCTGTTCCCCAACGCCTTCGAGAGCAGGCAGCCCAACGGCAATCCCTGGCCCAACCCCGACCTGTATGCCCCGCGCACGCAGGAGGGCTTCATCATCGGCTGGGGCACCTACGAGCGCCCTGCTGGCTACTCTCCGAGGATGAAGGACGGCATCGCCACCCCCACGGGCATGATGGTGGACGGCGCTGGCTGGTCGTTCGACTTCTCTGGGCAGAACAAGGACTTCAACCCCAGCGAGGAGGGCAAGAACAGGACGGAGGTCCTGACGGGCCTGAACGGCATCTCCATCGGTGTTGCCCTCTATGCGCAGTTCGAGGATGGCGAGGTGGTCAGCGGTGACGCTGGCTGGATCTACGTCAAGGGCCGTGCGTACCGCGACCTGAGCACGAGGTAGCCGTGGCCTACCCCTTCGATCCTGCCAAGGTTCCCTCTCCCGAGGTGCCGCAGCCGCTGACGGGAACGTACAACGGGGGATTCAACTACGAAACCTACGTGCCCAGTGGCGAAGTCGCAGGGACGTGGATCGTCGGAGTCCTGGACACTGACTACTTCGTCACTACGACATGGACCGATGCAGATCACCGGGTGCTCCAGCTGTGGCGGACGAGCCCTATAACGAACATCCCCGCCATCGTGATCGACACCTACGTGGTCGGGTTCGAGGCCGACCAGAGGTTCAACACCGCGTTCAACGATGCAGGGCTGTGCGTAGCCACGTACCCGGACAACTGGGCGGACCCCGAGACGGAGACATTCGCCCTCATCATCGAGCGGAGCAAGTCGAAGCTCAAGGTGACCAAGATCCTTCTCCAGAACAGCAGCCTGAAGTCAGGAGCGCTGTTTGTGAGTCAGGACTCGCAGAGGATCTTCATCTACGACGATTACGTCATCGACGGCTGGGACCTGACTGGCGCTCACGTCCTGGAAAGGCAGATCGACCATGCCTACGAAGAGGACCCCTACTCGGGCGAGATCCTGTCGTTCGTCACCGGCGACAGGCTTCTGTGGAAGAACACGACTCCTCCGTTCTGGTGGAACGACTTCGGCATGTACTCGTCCCTGGAGGGCAGCAGTGGGACGGTCATCTACCCCGTGCACTTCCTGCGGAACTACCGATGGGAGTCGTACGAGTTCACCTGGCCTGAGTACCCCTACGAACCAGGCTTGATGACAGGAATGCGCCCTGTCGATGAAGACGTGACCACGTTCCCCAATGAGGTGCGGAGCAAGGGGGAGTACGACTACACCTTCTACGTGCCCGACTATGCGAACGGCGAGAGGTGGTCCTACGGGGGCGGGTCGTGGTACACGCTTGACACGGTATACACCCCAGAGTCGTGCACGATGACCTTCTCGGTCCCGTGGGGATTGGGGAGCAGCTACTTCCTCGCGGGCATCTTCGGCGGCTACGAGAACAACCCGACCTTCATCAAGCGCATGACAGCGAACGGCCCTCACAACGGGACGATGTGGGTGAACGGCGAGGTGGTGGCCACGAACATCGGGTACGGGACCGGGCACATCTACCTCGGCACGAGCATGGGCAGCATCCACTACACCGAATGGTGCACGGCATCCGTGTCGTTCGACATCCCGATCCCGCCACCCGGCTATCACGACTTCCATGTGGAGATCGACACACGGTGGCCCACGGACGAGGAGCTGGACGACGGTGGCGCCACCCCATACGACGTCCTCGGGTATGGCGGTCCCTTCTACCACTCGGTCGCGGGATATCAGGACATCAGCCCTCCCTACTGGGAGTACAGCGTCGATCCCATCCAGGGGAGGAACTACAGCTACGACAGCTACCCGTGCGGCAACACTGGGTGGATGAGTAGGGGAGCCGGGACGATGACGTTCAAGATCGACTCCACTGACCGAGGAGGCGGGTACTACGAGCTGCGCGACCTCAACTCCCCGTGGGGGCCCAATAGGACAGGGGCCACTCCACCGCTCAGTTCGATAGAGAGCCTAGGCGAGCAGTTCTGGGAGCGAATGCCCATCAGCCCAAGGGACATGTTGTTCTACCAGTACGGCGGGTCTTCCATCAACTATCGCCAGTTGACTACCGCGGGTGACGTGCTGGCATACACGAACGACTGGCGGACGATTCCCACGCCAGACTGGGAGCCGCACTCTGTCTCCCAGATCAGGGCCAGCTCGTGGCTGGGACATGTCGCCTTCGCCCCGTGGCTCGACAAGGGCGTGCCCACGTGAAGGTCTACTGGCTCAACACCGTCACGGGCGAGACGGCCGCCTCGCAGGTGTCGCTCACGCGGTTCAACGAGCAGACCGGGAACACCGTCACGGTGTATGCGGAGAGCGTCCTCGCGGTGGGCTACAAGACCACGCTGTTCGAGTACGAGGACTGGGGAGAATATGCGGTCTTCTCCCTGCCGCACGTTGTCGCGGATCTAGGGGACGTCATTCCCATGCGCATGAAGCAGAGGGATGATGGCTATGGGGTTGACGAGAGGCACTCGCGCATCCGGACCATGAGGGAGGAGAGGGCGAGTTCCAGCACGGCGAGCACGCGCATCCACTCCTTCGGCAGCAACACCTACGACTGATGGACGAGATCACCGTCTGCGTCTCGGGCAGGCAGATCGGCAGGCTCGTCGTCAGGGAGGACGGCGTGATCGACAAGGTGTGGGTGGAACCTGAGTGGAGGCGCAAGGGCGTCGGGCGTTTCATGTGGAGCCTCGCCAACGAGGCGGGGCTGCGCCCCTGCCACTCCCGGAACATCACCGAGGAGGGTCTGGCATGGGCCAGGGCGGTAGGCGGGCACATCCCCGAGCAGATCGTCATCAACCGGCCTAGGTGACACGAGTGAAAGACTAAAGGGGAAAGGGAGGTGCCCAAGTGGATACCAATCTCGTCATGTGGGGACTCGTGGTCGGCTTCTTCATGCCGATCCTCATCTCGGTCGTCCAGCAGCCTTCGTGGAGCGAGCCGGTGCGCTCGCTGGTCATGTTCGCTGCCTCAGCCATTGCAGGCTTCGGGACGGCATGGTTCGAGGGGAGGCTGAACGGGGTGGACATCACCACGGCCATCCTCGTCGTCATGGTCACGACCATCGCCACGTACAAGGGGTTCTGGCAGCCGAACGGGGTCTCTCCGAAGATCGAGGTAGCCACCTCGCCCAAGAAGGATGTGCCCAATGCCTGATGAGAATGACCAGCCTGCCCTGCCGTTCGATGACGAGGACGGCGACCTGAAGACTTCCGCTCCCAGCGGCAAGTTCATCGACCAGCCCAATGAGGAGGAGGGCGATGAGTAGCCTCGATCGCACGGTCCGCGAAGCCATCCTGTTCAGCCGCGGCCAGATCCTGCACCCCTCCCAGTCGTGGGAGGGACTTTGCCAGAGCCACTGTAGGCAGGCTTACGGTGTAAGGGCGTGGGCCCCGAGTGCCATCACGGCCTGGGGCAAGATCCCCCGGCGCGAGAAGGTCGTCGGGCGGCCCGTGACGGCCGCTCCCCGCGGAGCGCTTCTCTACTATGCGGGCGGAAAGTACGGACACGTGGCCATTGCTGCGGGGATCAAGACCCACGACAAGTGCCTGAGCAACGACTACGTCCGGCAGGGCAAGATCGACTACGCCCCGCGCACGTTCCCTGGCTGGGGCCTGCGCTACCTGGGCTACTCGTTCTGGACCCCGTTCGGTGAGTTGAAGCACTAGTGGCACTTACGTACTACGCCGTCCGCCCCCTCACAGTGGGCGGCGTGACCTATGGCCCCGGCGATGTCGTGCCTTCGGCGTCGCTGGGGTCATCGGCTCTGCTGCGGATCAAGCAGGGCCTGATCACGGCTGATGGTGCCCCCGTGGGGTCGGCCAGTGGGGACAACCCGCTGTGGGACGACCTGCGGGTGTCCATCGTGCGGGCAGCGGTGTCCACCGACCCGCCGACCCTGGTCAACTTCCGCAACACCACGATGGGCTTCCGGTTCATCCAGGACGCCACCAACTCGGTGATGTTCGACGCCCAGATCCCGCACACGTGGGACGAGGGCACGGAGATCCGCCCGCACCTGCACTGGTCGCCGGGCAACTCCACGAACACGGGTGTGGTCCGCTGGGGGCTGGAGTACACGTGGGCCAACGCCACGGAGGCCTTCCCGGCGAGCACCACGCTCTACGTGAATGCCGCTGCGGCGGGAGTGGCCTACTCCCACCAGATCGCGCAGTTCGCCCCGCTGGATGGGACGGGCAAGCGGGTGAGCAGCGTGTTCTCCTGCCGCCTGTTCCGCGAGGGCGCGAACGCGGCCGACACCTTCACCGTGGGTGCCTTCGGTCTCTCCTTCGACTTCCACTACCAGGCTTCCGGGGACGGCACGGTCGCCGAGTACCCCGGAGCCTGAGGTGCCGCAGTTCTACCTCGGGCGGCTGCCGGAGACCGATGACGAGCTCTGGCACGTCGTCAACACGATGTGGGGCGTGGTCATCCCGCGCCACACCTGCGGGAACCCCGACCACACCCCGCCCTTCACGGCCTTCGCGGACGCGTACTTCAACAGGGGGCCGAGCACCTGCCTGTGGCATGGGAGCCGCGGCCTGTCGGGCAAGTCCTTCATGCTGGGCATCCTGGGGCTGACCAAGACCTTCCTGCTGGGCGCGGACACCAACCTGCTGGGCGGCTCCCTCGCGCAGTCCTCCAACCTCCATGAGCACATGAGGAACGCCCTCAACTACGAGAACAGCCCTCGGTACATGATCGAGACCGAGAGCCAGACGCTCATCAAGCTGACGAACAAGGCCAAGATCCGCCCGCTGACGGCAAGCCAGAAGACCGTCCGTGGCCCCCACCCGCCGTTCCTCATCCTCGACGAGATCGACGAGATGGACATCGACATCCTCGATGCGGCCCTCGGCCAGCCGATGCCACAGAAGAACTACCTCGGCGAGGTCATCCAGCCCTACACCGTAATGTGCTCTACTTGGCAGAACCCTGAGGGAACCTTCACTGAGGTCAGGAAGCGCTTCGAGGACCGCGGGCTGCCCATCGTGCAGTGGTGCTACCAGTGCTCGGCCAACCCCATCGACGGCTGGCTCACCCAGGAGACCATCGACGCCAAGAAGCTGGAGATCCCGGCCGAGATGTGGCGCACCGAGTACGAGCTCGGTGAGCCTGCCATCGGCAACCGCGCCTTCAACACCGAGGCCGTGGACAGGATGTTCGACAAGGCTCCCGAGCCCCTGAAGGAGAAGGTCAGCAAGGACTTCGAGGAGTACACCTTCGCGGAGTACGAGCGGGACGGCCACTACGTCGCAGGCGCCGACTGGGGCAAGGAGCAGGACTACACGGTCATCAGCGTGTGGCGAGCCGACCGCGAGCCCTTCGAACTGGTCTACTACATGCGGGTGAACCGCAGGCCCTACCCACAGATGATCGGGTGGTTCAACGATGCGATACAGCGATATAGCGCGGATGCTATTCACGATGGCACTGGACTTGGCAACGTGGTCAATGACTACGTTGATGTCCGCGCTCGCTCGTTCCTGATGACGGGCGAGAAGCGGGACGCCATGCTGTCCGAGTACGTCAACGCCGTGGAGAAGGGCCGCCTCAAGGCCCCGCGGGTCAAGAGCGCCTACCTCGCCCACAAGTACGCGCAGGTGGGCGACCTGTACTCCCGCAGCCAGGAGTTCCACCTTCCCGACGAGGTCTGCTCCTTCGCCCTGGCCTTCCGGGTCATGGGGCGCGGCGGAAGGGCCGCGGGGCCGGTTACGGTCAAGCGCGATGATGAGCCGAGCCAGTTGGAGAAGATGTTCTCCCCTGCCGCCTCCATCGAGGTCTACGTCAAGGATGAGACCCCGAACGGATTCAGCCTGCTGGTGTGACGCGCCTGAGAGGATTGACCTATGAGTGCGACCCAGTACGAGGGCGGGACTGATCTCTTCCCCGGTCAGGAGATCCCCAAGAACGTCTCGCCCACCATCGAGTTGGGCGCGACGGGCCTTCGTCGCACCTCGGGCTTCATCAACGAGGAGTTCCTGCCCCAGCTCAAGGGGCGCAAGGCCGTCCAGGTCTACAAGGAGATGTCCGACAACGACCCCATCGTGGGGGCGCTGCTGTTCGCCGTGGATCGCCTCCTGCGCGGCATCGACTGGCGCGTGGAGCCCTCGGGGTCCGATGCCGAGGCCAAGAAGGCCGCGGAGTTCGTGGAGCAGTGCATGGAGGACATGTCCTCCACCTGGGACGACGTCATCTCCGAGGTGCTGTCCATGCTGCCCTTCGGCTGGTCCTGGCACGAGATCGTCTACAAGCGCCGGGTCTCCCCGTGGGAGAAGGACCCCAAGAAGCGCTCCAAGTTCACGGACGGGCGCATCGGATGGCGGAAGATCCCCATCCGCGCTCAGGAGACCCTCACCCGCTGGGTGTTCGATGACACGGGCGGCATCCGCGCCATGGTGCAGATGGCTCCCCCGGCCTACAAGCAGGTCGTCATCCCCATCGAGAAGTCCCTGCTCTTCCGCGTGAGCACGGCCAAGGGCAACCCTGAGGGCCGCTCCTTCCTGAGGAACGCCTACCGCCCCTGGTACATGAAGAAGCGCCTGGAGGAACTGGAGGGGATCGGCGCCGAGCGCGACCTCGCTGGCCTGCCGATGGCCCGCGTCCCGGCCGACTACCTGTCCGCCCCCAAGGGCACGGACAAGGAGAAGATGGTCCAGGCCTTCAAGACGATGGTCCGCTCCGTGCGCCGCAACGAGCAGGAGGGCGTGATCATCCCGCGGATGATCGACCCCGACACCAAGCAGGACATGTTCGACTTCTCGCTGCTGGGCGGCGGAGGAACGCGGCAGTTCGACATCAACGGCATCATCCGGCGCTACGAGGAGCGCATCCTCGGCACGGTGCTGGCCGACTTCATCCTGGTGGGCCATCAGTCCGTGGGCTCCTACTCCCTGCACACCGACAAGACCGGGCTGTTCCGCGCGGGCATCCAGTCCATCGCGGACTCCATCGCGGACGTCTTCAACCGCTACGCCATCCCCCGCCTGTTCGAGGTCAACGGGTGGAAGCTGGACGAGCTGCCCCAGTTGATCGCCGGGGACATCGACCCGCCCGACATCACCCAGTTGTCCTCCTTCATGGGCCAGTTGCAGAGCGCGGGCATCCAGTGGTTCCCGGACCCGGAGCTGGAGAAGTTCCTGCGCGATGCCGCTCGCCTGCCCAAGCTGGACGAGACGTCCGAGGCGGTCAAGGAGACCGAGGCACGGCAGGCCAACATCATGCGCCTCGCGCAGCAGCGCGTGGAGATGATCGGGCTGAGCCAGCAGGCGGAGCAGGGCGCCATGCAGATGGAGCAGCAGAAGATGGGCATGGAGCAGCAGGCCCAGCAGATGACGCTGGCCGAGCAGCAGGCCTCCGAGCAGTCCAACCCCGAGGTGCAGGCGGCTCAGGCTGCCCAGACCGTGCAGTCGGGCGAACTGGACCTGGAGGGCAAGAAGCAGCTCCAGCGCCATGCCGAGGAGAAGCACCAGTTGACGCTGGAGGAGATGAAGGCTCAGGCCGCCCTCAAGACCCAGCCCCCGGACACCCGCGACAAGGAGATGGCGCTCAAGCACACCGACGCCGTCAACCGGCAGGCCCTTGAGCGGGAGAAGATCGGCACCAAGACCGAGGCGCAGTTGGCCGCGGAGAAGGTCCGTCAGGCCCGCTTGCAGTCCAAGCAGGGCCAGGAGGTCCACGGCGAGAAGCTCAAGGCGATGAAGTTCAAGCCCAAGGCTGACGCTGCCAAGAAGAAGCCGGAGGAGAAGAAGTGAAGGACGCCTTCGGTGTAGAGCGCGTGTCCAAGTCCGACGGACCACTGGTGCCTGAGGGTCGGGTCAAGTACTCCACCTACAACCAGGGTGAGGCGCAGGAGTGGGCCAAGACGGCCAAGGTCCAGTCGCGCAACACTGCCAAGGGCGTGGAGTACACGCGCCCAGCTACCCACGGCTTCGCCCCACGCAACAAGGGGATTAAGCGCCTCCTGCATGGTCGCGGCGGCCAGCCGCTGCCGGGGCGCTTCGAGGCACCCACAGGCGGCATCGAGCGGTCCAAGTACGACTCTCCTGCGTACCTTCGCGCCCAGCGCAAGAAGACGCAGGATCGCGAGATGAAGGAACTTCTCCACTACGAGAAGCACGGCTACACCGACCCGGAGACCAAGGAGTACTACCCGCCCATGCGCAGTGCCAAGGGCGTGTCCAAGGCCTTCACCATCGGGGACGACAAGCGCGTGCGCCGGGCCAAGCTCAAGGAGCGCCAGTCTGGCCTGAACACCGACCTCGCGGGCACGGCGACGGCCGCAGGCGCCTCTCACGCCGCCATCGGCACCTACAACCGCTGGGCGGAGAAGTACCCCAACCTGCGGCAGTTGAAGGCTCCGGGCTCGGGTGCGCTGACCAACACCCGCGTCCTCAAGCCGGTCTCGCTGGCCCAGAGCGCAGGCAAGAATCTCCCCGGCAAGGCTGGCAGGATCGTGAGCCATCCGGCGCTGCTGGGCGGCACCGTGGTGGCTGTGGGCGCACCGCTGACGGTCGCCAACTACCGCCAGCACCAGAGGGACGAGAAGCGCGTCCACCGACTGGAACTGCGCTACCCGAAGAAGAAGGAGAAGTCGTGACGTACTCCAAGGAGTTCTTCGGCATCGGTGAGGACGAGCCGTTCAACCTCGCGGCTGCGGTCGATGCCTACGAGTGGGTCATGGAGCATCCCCAGGAGGCTCCCTTCGTCGTCTCCAAGGCGCTGTTCGACAACACCACCCAGCTCATGGAGCACAACTCCGGCTACATCGAGCAGGTCTCCCGCGCCTACGTCTCCAAGCGCATCGAGGAGGTCACCCGTGGCCTGAGCCGCTCGGTCTCCAAGTCCGCCCAGGATGCGCGGGGGATCGTCGAGCTCATCTCCAAGGCCAGCCAGCTCACCGAGTGGGAGCGCTCCCAGGAGGTCAAGGACCAGATGCGCGACGCGCGTGGTCGCTGGCGCGTGATGAACCGCAAGATCATCCACAACAGCCCTCGTACGCCCATGACGGACGACGTGGCGGCAGCGACCACCGGCCTGCGCGCGCACCCCACCACGCTCAGCCCCGATCGCAAGGCCGCCTATCAGCATGACTACGCACAGGTGGTCCGTGCACTGGATGACCTGCGGGGAACGCTGGGGAACAGCCTCGCGGACACCTATGTCCAGGCGGCCTACACCGATGGCACGGTCGGGCAGGCCCAGCGCGCCGCGCAGGTGCTCACCGACCAGGCCAGCCCACAGACCGATCGCGGCCTGGTCACCGAGAGTGACTACGCCAACGACCGCCGTGTGGAGCGGGTCATTGCTCTCTCCGAGAGGAATGGGGACGCGCGCACGCTGTCCCTGGACGCCCTGACGGCGATGACCGGGTCTCCCGGCTTCGCTGACTTCGCCACGGGCGCTGGGGTGGCAGGAGTCGCAGGCGGCGGGGCATTCCGCGACTCCTGGACGGACCGGCAGAACCGGGACCAGACCTCCAACACCAATCGCCTGTGGCGGCGCCTGGAGGCCTCCTCCAAGCTCGCGCTGGACATGGGCGGCAAGTACCTGCCCCCGAAGGCCCAGCTCGCCCTGCATGTCGGAGAGTGGGCGGGCAAGTACGCGCCCGAGGCGGAGAAGGTCATCGGCCCCACCGCACGCAAGAGCGCGTACCGCTACCGCGGCGTGGAGAAGAAGCCGTGGACCGGCTACCAGGACGAGATCGACACCCTGCGCCAGCAGAAGGGGTCAGGCCGCGCTGCCCATGACACCCTCATCCACGGGTACAAGGACGAGACGGGCAACTCCCGTCGCCCGGAGGAGGGCGTCCGCGAGGATCGCCGTCCGTCGCGGACCATCCAGCACATGCGCTCGCTGCTTCCCGATCCTGGCCTGTACGAGCTGAACCGGAAGTCGGGGACGATCCCTCCCTCGCAGGGCATCATCATCGACCGCAAGGGCGAGGTTGTCACGGAGGCGATGGGCTATGGGGACGACTGGTACCTCCCGTTCAACCTCAAGAACCTCTCGAAGCTCCAGGGCGGGGAGTACATCCGCACACGCGCATATGGTGGGCTTACTACCGAGGACATCTACACGGGTCTGGTGGGCGGCGCTCGCTCGGTCACTGTGGTGTCGCATTCCGGGGTGTTCACCATGGAGTTCGACGATGACTTCCGTGGCTCCCGTCGCTACAACGACAAGGCTGCCCGCATGGTGGGCCGCTACGGGCAGGTCCTGGATGCGGTCAAGTCGGAGAAGGTCTCCCTGGGGAGCATCCCGCATGACCGCCGCGTGGAGCTGGAGATGGAGGCCGTCAAGTACGGGGCCAAGGACTCTGATCGCTACCGCAAGGCGCTGGACGACCTGATCGAGAAGGAGCCCAGGGAGCCGAAGCTCAGCGAGGTGGCCACCAACAAGGTCAAGTGGGACGCCATCAACCAGCACGTCATCGACAACGCCAAGGGCAACAACGTCGACGAGTGGGCGCAGCGCCGCGAGATCCAGATCGACCGCCAGGGCGGGGACAAGGCCGCCTTCCGCGCACGGATGGCCAACCCCGACTCCGCGGCCGAGGAGCTGGCCGCCATCAAGGACGTGGAGCGTGCGGTCGACAAGGCCACCCGCGTCTACGCGGAGTCGATCAACCCCCTGCGCCTGAACGCCCGCGGGTACGCCACGGCCATGAACGCCCTCAAGGAGCAGTTCCCGTACTACATCAAGGACCCCGTCTTCACCCCGTGGACGGATGGACTGGCGGCGGACAAGACTGACAGGGGCTACGTCAAGCCTCGCTACATCCGCCCGCACTCGGTCGCCACTGGCTACTACGACGAGTCCATCACGGGCCGGGGGAAGGTCCACGGGGACCAGATCAACTACCAGAACTGGTCCAGTCGGAAGAAGAGCGGCGACGCTCCTGAGCCCACTGCCGACGAGTTCGTTGACGAGGAGGAGCAGCAGACCACAGTGCGGGTGAGCAGCCCGTCTCCCGATCGCACTCCCGCCCCTGTTGATCCCGCGCAGTCGCGCCAGAGCGCCACACTGGACCTCATCCGCGCCCTGCGCGCGCAGACGGTGCTCAGCCCGATGAACACCACGGGAACGCAGGGCGCGATCACCGATGCGTTCCGCGAGGCCGATCCGGTCAAGGCCGTCCTGGGAGGGACCGAGGACGAGGTCCGGGCTCGCCTTGCTGACCCCGCGGGGCAGCGCGAGGTGGAGGCCGCACTCACCTTCATCAAGAGCAAGAAGATGTTCGACGTCGACGCGGGCATGTGGGATCGCTCGCCCAAGGTCATCCCCCTCCCCGAGGACGACATGACGCTGGTCAACAATCTCGGCGTCCGGGACTTCGCCATGTCCCGCATCCCCAGCGGGGAGACGACGGCGTGGTACGAGTCGGTCATCACGCCGATGCTGAACAAGAGCGTCAACCCCCAGGTGGCCTCGCTGGGCATCACGATGGACAGCACGCATGCCGAGGTCAAGGCCGCCGTCAAGGATCGTGCCGCCAACCTGCGCGGGTTCTTGCAGGCGTGGGACAACTACGACAAGGAGCTGATCTCCACTCAGCCGAGCCTCTCGCGCAAGGACATTCGCAGGGAGGCCGAGGACCTCGCCGCCATCTCCACGGCCTTCAGGCTGCGTCAGGAGCGCGCGGACGCGGAGAAGGCCGCGGCAGATGCCGAGGCATCCCGCGTCATCCACACCTTCTCGGACGAGGAGACCAAGCAGGCGCTGTCGGGGGTCGTCCCAAAAGATGACGCCCCCGAGGAGGGGGCTGCCGACGAGGTCGACGCCCTGAAGGCAGCAGCGGCTCCCTACCGCAACGAGCTCGCCTCGATGGTGGGCATGGACGAGATGGTCGGCCAGATGGACCGCCTGGTCGCGCGTGCGGCTGCCGCCAAGCGCCGCGAGCGAATGGGCAAGCCCAACGCCGACCGCCCGATGAGCATGATCTTCGCGGGCAACCCCGGCACCGGCAAGACCACTGTGGCCGAGATCATGACCAAGCTGTACTACGACATCGGCCTGACCGAGAACACCAACTTCCTCAAGCTGTCCAAGAAGGACCTCGTGGGCGGCACGGCCAACGACATCGCCGAGCGAACCCGCAACCAGTTGGAGATGGGCAAGGGCGGGGTGATCTTCATCGACGAGGCCTACACCCTCAACTCCAACGAGTACGGACGTGAGGTCATCGACGAGCTGGTGCCGTTCATGTCGGAGAACCCCGACACGGTGTTCATCTTCGCGGGCTACCCCAAGGAGATGCAGGAGTTCCGCGAGGAGACCAACCCCGGCCTCCAGTCGCGCCTGAACACGGTGATCGAGTTCCGCGACTACACGGCGCCCGAGCTGGTGCAGATCGCCAGCCACGCGATGGACAAGCAGGGCCGCACGGCCAATGCGGCCACCAAGAAGCGCATCTCCAATGCGGTGGCCCAGATCCACGCCCACCCCAAGTACAACGGCAACGCACGCGACGTCGTGGACACCTTCCTGGGGAAGGTGGCCGATGCTCATGACGAGCGGCTGCTGGCGCATCCCCAGGTCACGCCGGAGATGGAGGACGAGTTCACCACATCGGACGTGGAGTACGCCGTCAGGGCCATGGGCCTGAAGCCTCCTGCTGTCCGGCGCAAGAAGGTCGCGTGAGCATCCAGCCCGAGGAGTTCCTCGCGCAGAGCCCCTCGGCGTTCCTGAACCAGCCTTCCTTCCTTGAGACTGGTCCACAGGCTGTGGACGCGCCTGTGGACACTCACCCCGACTACCTCAAGATCGGCATCGGGATCGCTGCTGCGCTGGTGGTCCTGCGCCTGCTGATGAAGCACGAGTTCTCCAAGGAGGACCTGCTCACCGACAAGGAGATCGCCGAGGCAGCAGCGCGGATCTACAAGCGGGTCATCCCCGCGTGGCTCCAGGCGTCCGTGCCAGCCGTTCTCCAGGCCTATCGGCTGGGTGCCACCCAGCAGTTGACCTACGAGGAGATGACCCGGCTGGCGACCTCCTACGCCTCGGAACTGGGTGACTACGTCCACGGCACCTCCACGCAGGCGCTGCTGGAGGGGTTCAACGCCCAGGTCAACTCCGGATGGAGCGCCAACCTCGCGTGGCAGCGCTCGCGGGAGGCGTACGGACTGGACGCCCGCCAGATGCAGTCCTACGTCCAGGGCCTGACGAAGCTGGACAAGACCGAGTACGTCACCGATCCCATCCCGGTCGCGAGCCGCATGTTCGTGGACCGGGCCTTCCTCTACCGGGCTGACCGGCTGGGCACCACCGAGGCGTACAAGGCCTCGCGCGTGGGCAAGAACATGGTCTGGATGATCATGGAGGGCACCGGGCAGTTGCCTCCGGGGACCATGAAGAAGTGGATCACCGCCGAGGACGAACTGGTCTGCGGGGTGTGCGGGCCGCTGCACGGGGTGACCATCCCGCTCAACGAGCGCTTCGAGACCATCGGCGGGGAGCGGTTCTACGCCCCTGTCGTCCATCCCAACTGCCGGTGCGACCTGGAACTGGTCTACCCCGACCTGGGCACCGATGTCGTCAAGGCGATGGGCAAGGACCCGTTCGACCGGAACGCCGACGGGGAGTTCGCCGCCACGGAGTCCCGCAAGGCCACGAAGGTCACGCGGGTCAACGCGCGCACGACCGTGCGCACCAAGGCACGCGAGGGCCAGCAGGTGGCGGATGCTGCCGTGCTGGGCGCCTTGGCTGACGCCTCGGTGCTGGACAGCATCGGAGCCGCGGACGCGTCCGTGCTGAGCACGATGGTGGACACCAAGCAGCAGGTCGCGGACGCCTCGGTGCTGAACGCCCTGGTGGGCGAGAAGAAGCAGGCGCTGACGATCGTCCAGCATCACGATCGCCCCAACCTCGGCGGCGAGGGGGTCCACCACACGGACGCGTGGATGGCTGTTCCCGACGTGCTCGCGACACGCCTTGATATCGACGCGAACGATCCGCCCTCCGAGGGGGAGATCGTCGACTTCAGCGTGATCCAGAAGGACCCGTCCTCCGTGCACGGGGTGGAGGGGTTCGCCGTCCTCCATGCCGAGGACAACTTCGTCGATGACCTTGCCGACCATCCTGCCTTCACCTCCGCCTACGACGCGGCCATGGCGGCGGATGAGGTCGATCTCCTGCGCAACCAGATCGGTGCCGATGGGATGGGCGTGACGATCTCCTCCTACGCCGAGATCGACGGGGCGATCGACATCTACACAGACCCAGAGGTGGGTGCTGCTGCCGAGGCCTTCTCCGGAAAGGAGAAGACCTACCTGACCCACCTTGCCGCTCGGACGCTGACCGCAGACTCTGCTCGGGCGGCGGCCAGCGAGGAGCTCACCAATCCTCACTGGATCAAGAGCGCCAGCGCCAGCGAGATTGCCATTGAGATGACCGCTGCGGTCAACAACGAGCGCGAGAACAATCTGGGCGAACTGTGGCAGGACGCCGCACGACAGGCACGCCAGTACGGCTCCTACGATCCCGAGGACGTCTCCATCAGCCGGTACGGAATGGACGAGGGCTCCACGCGCGCGATCGTCCCCATCCTGTTCCGCTTCAAGAACGGATGGTGGGGAACCGACGAGGGACCGGTAGACCTCAGCCCCTATGCGCCAAACAAGTCGGTGATCGAGGGCAAGTACAAGGTGACCAGGCATGAGTACGTTCCGTCACCTGATGGTGATCCGGCCGTCAGGAGCGTGCTCATCATCGACCTCGAACTGCTGGACGCACCGTGAAGTGGAGTGACTGATGCAGGACGATAGGAACATGGACGCCTTCGACGTGATCGTGGCCGAGCTCTTCGGAAACGCCGTCGACTCCCGTGAACTCTGGGATGTGGTGTCCAAGCAGGCAGATGCGTCCGAGGTCCATGTTCCCAGCGCCAAGGCGAAGCGGGAGAAGCGCGAGGCTCAGGTTGGCCTCGCCTCCAACGTCGTCGGGCTGGCAGCCGGTGGCGCCGCCCTCGTCGCGGCTGCCAAGAACCCCGCCCTGCGCCGCAGCATCCCGGACGCCTACAAGGGCGGTCCGGTCACCAGCATGCTCGCGGCATCGGGGAAGCACTCGAAGGAGCCATCGACGGCTGCCGGGCGCTACCTCGCCACGAAGGAGGGGCGTGCCCGGCTGTACCGGATCGGCGCCGGTGGCGCGGTCACCCTCCAGGCGGGCAACACCGTGGGCGACGTCGTGGCCAACCGGGTGCTCGGTCGCGAGGCCAAGAAGGAGATCAAGAAGGCGCTCGGGGACATCGTCCAGGCTCGCCGGGCAGGACGCATCGACACGGACACCGCCGTGCGCATGGCCAGCGACCTGCTCGACACGGTCGCCAAGGCCGACTCCCCCGATGCGCGGGCGATCCACCAGGCTGCCGAGCAGCTCGTGGACATGAGCGCGATCGTCCCGTCCAAGAAGGTCCAGATGGCACGGGAGGGCTACCGGGCAATCGACCCGGCCGCCACGAAGGCGATCGGCAACTACAAGAAGGCCAAGGCGGCCACCAAGCCGCTGGCCCTGCGTCGTCGTGACGACATCACCAAGAGCTTCAAGACCGAGGCGGGCAAGATCGGCCTGGCCGCCCTCAAGGCGGGCGGGGACGAGGCCCAGAACGTCATCCGTGGCGGCATGAAGGCAGCGGGCGAGGAGGCTCGCACCACTGTGCGGGCGGCAGGCACGGAGGCCCGGTCCACGATTCAGTCCGCAGGTGCCGAGTCGCGCAAGCTGCCCGAGAGCGTCAACCGCACGGTGGACGAGGTTCGCGGGACTGTCGGGGACGTGCGGGCGGGCGTCAACGAGACGCGGGACGCCGTCAAGGGCGCGGCAGGCTCCGTCAAGACGGCGGCCGACAACGTCGGTGGCCAGATCAAGGGCGCCGCCGACCACGTTGCGAACACCGTCAACCAGACGGGTGACAAGCTCTACCGCAAGGGCCGCAAGCTCGCCCTCATCGGCGCGGGCGGCGTGGCAGGCGCGGCGACCATCCCGGTGGGCGTGGCTCAGCTGGGTGCCAACCACCGGGCCAAGAAGTACGGCGTGCCGATCGGCCATGCACCCCGCAAGACGCTCAAGCCCAAGAAGCAGAAGGTCCGCAAGGATGCCGGTCCCGAACTGACCTGGACGGGCGAGATCGCCAAGATGGACACCGACAAGCGCCAGGTGTTCGGCTGGTGCACGGTCACCCACCTGAACGGCGAGGAGGTCATCGACCTCCAGGGCGACTACATCCCGCTGGAGGAGATCGAGAAGGCGGCGTACTCCTACGTCATCGACTCCCGCAAGGGCGGGGACATGCACTCCCGTGACGGAGAGCTGCCCCTGCACACCTCGGACATGGTGGAGTCCTTCGTCGTCACCCCCGAGAAGCTCCAGAAGATGGGCCTGCGCTCGGACGCTCTCCCCCACGGCTGGTGGGTGGGCTTCAAGGTGAACGACGACAAGCAGTGGGACATGGTCAAGAACGGAGAGCGCACGGGCTTCTCCATCCACGGCTCGGGCAAGCGGGTGGAGAAGAACTACATCTCCAAGGGCCACAAGGAGGAAGCGGCCGTCGCTGGTGGCGTGGCGGTCGCAGGAGGAGCAGCCACCCCCTACTGGAAGAAGCTTCCTGACGACGGCGGGGCGTCCGAGCGCATCTCGGAGTCGGCCAAGAGCGGCCAGGCCTCCGTGTCCGACCTGCGGGCCATCGCGCGCGGGGGCGGAGCGCGAGCGGGCAACCGGTCCCACACCGCCCGCATCGCCGTCAACATGGCCGAGTCGGGGTTCAAGCCCGACGAGCCGATCGTCGTCCACCGCTACAAGAACGGGAAGTCGGTCATCCGGGGCGGCCACCATCGCCTCCAGGCATCCGAGTGGGCGGGGCTGGACAAGGTCCCGGTGAAGGTCGTGGACCGCCCGGAGAAGGCCCCACGCACGCTGGCCACGGTGGTGACGGACAGGTTCATGAGCGGGCACGTACGCCGTGCCCGCAAGCCCAACGCAGCCCGTCCCATCGAGGAACTGCGTGCCGAAGCAAGCAAGCCCCAGCCCAAGCTGGCCGCCAAGATCAACAACGCCATTTCGCATGCCGACGAGGTTTTGCGGGTAGGGAGAGCAGTGAAATGACCACCGATGCGTTCGGCGTTGCCAAGGCCTGGAAGGGCGAGGAAGGCGACAAGCGGAACACCAAGTACGCCGGTGCCTTCCTGGGCGGCTCAATCGTCGGCCAGAGCGCGGGCAAGCGGATCGGCGCACGGACGGCGGGCACCAGGCTGCGCAACGTGAGCCGTGCCCAGCGCGCCATCGCCGTGGAGAACGGCGTGCGGGCTGCTAGTGGGGGCAGCGCGAATGTGGGCGGAACCCTCAGCGCCATGAAGGCCGTTGAGGGCGCCTCGCGCGTGCGTGCGGGCGGGGCCGTTGGCGGGCTCCTTGGCACCACTGCCGCCGTGGGTGGCTACGCGGCCTACCGGCACGGCAAGTCGGGCAAGCGCCGCATCGGCGCGTCTGTTGCCGGTCAGGAGGCGCGACGCAGCGCCGAGCTCAGTCACCTGCGCGCCAACCCCAACAAGTCCAAGATCGAGAAGAAGAAGGACCGCGGCTGGGGCTTCGACTCCGAGGACGCGCGCGAGCGGGCCGCTGCCAACATCCGGTCCAAGGCTGGCTACACCAAGAAGGGCGAGCGGCCGGGCAAGAACTGGCGGACCCTGGGCGGTCACACAGCCGTGGGCGCAGGGCTGGGCGCGGCGTCGGGTGCTGGCATGGCTGCCAGTGGTGGGCGGGTGCCGAGCAAGGTGCTCCTCGCTGGTGCGGGCATTGGTGCAGGAGTCGGCGCTGGCATGGGGGCGTTGTCCGGTGCCGCCACCAACGAGTACCGCGCAGGACGCGATGCCCAGAACGAGGCGCTGGCCTCCGGCGACTGGCGTGCGGCCCGCAAGGGCGAGCGGGCGAGCGAGTATCACAACGGCGTCATCGTCCCCAAGAAGAAGTACCAGAAGGCCCGTGGCAAGGCCATGGAGGCCGAGAACGCGTCGCTGCGTCAGCGGCTCGCAGAGCGGGAGGCGAACGTGTCCTACATTCACAAGAGCGCATTCGGGGTGGACCACGAGTACGAGGAGGTCTCGAAGATCTCCTTCAAGCCCCTCATCGGAGCAGTCAAGACTGGCTTCAAGGGTGGCGTGACCCCCTACAAGCCGGGCACTGCCGGTGCGCGGGCGGTAGGCGCGGGAGCGGGCATCAAGTCCGGCCTCAACCAGATCAAGACCGGCGCGACCAAGGTCGGCAACTTCGCCGCTGCACACCCGACGGGTGCGGCTGTCGGCACCATTGGCGCTACTGCTGGCACGGCTGGGGCAGCGGGCTACGGCATGGGCAAGCAGCGTAGGTACTGACATGAGGGACGCCTTCGGGGTCTCCAAGGGCCTCTACTCGGACGAGATCACCCGCGTGCAGTCGCATCGCCAGAAGGCCAACAGGCGGCGGGCGGCGGGCGGAACGCTCATGGGCGCAGCCGCTGCTGGCGGGGCGTATGCGGCAGCAAGGCCCGAGCAGGTGGCGGAGGCTGTTCGCGCGGTCAACCACCAGGCGTTCCTGGCGAACAAGAAGACCACGGATGTCGGCGGCTACAAGGTCGTCGGCCCACGCTCCATGCGGGCGGCGAAGGTCATCAGCCGGGTGGCGGACAAGCCCAAGCTGGCCGCCGCTGGCCTGCTGGGCGGCGTCTTCACGGCGGGCGCGGGTGTGACCGGGGCTGGCATGGCCCACAACGCCCGGTCCAACAAGATCGCCCGCCAGTACAACGCGGGCAGGCACAACTCCAAGATCAAGATCGTCCCGGTCTCGGGGAAGAACAGGTTCTGATGGCCAAGGACATGGCCCGGCGCCATCGGATTCAGGCGGGACTCTCGGTCACGGGAGCCACGCTGGGCCTGTCTGCGCTGGGAACCAAGGGCGGGGCTGCTGCCACGCGGTCTGCCCTCAAGCGGGCGCCACAGGTCGCCGAGAAGCTGCGCCTGACGCCCAAGGCTGCTGACAACCTGGACAAGACCTCGCTGGGCCTGGTCACTACCGGAGCAGGCGTAGGTGGGGTCAGCGGCCTGACCTTCGCCGCCAACGAGCGAGCCCTAGCGAGAAGGGAAGAGAAGGTGGCCAAGTCAGCCTTCGGAGTCGTCCACAAGGCCGTCGTCGACATGGAGTCCAAGAGGGCAGAGGCAGACGCGCGACGCGCCAAGGCCGAGGGGATGAAGGACTACCGCAACAAGATCGCCGCGGGGAAGTTCGTCCGCTACGAGGACGACGTCGATGACGAGGGCAAGAAGATGGTCGCTCCTCCGCAGCAGCGCAAGTTCAAGATGGCACCCAAGCCTGCTGCTCCGCCCAAGCGCAAGAGGTACTCAGGCCTGAATCCCGAGGACCGTCGCCAGCGCCGGATGAAGGCCGAGCAGTACGGGCTGGCCGGTGGGGCAGCGGGAAGCGCGGGGGCAGCCGGTGTCCTGGGCTACAAGTCCCGCCAGGCGGGTCAGCAGGCGCGCAGGATCGGCAGCCAGAACACCGTCAACGAGCGGGTCATCTCGCGCACGGACAGCCGGATCGCGAGGGCACGGA